CGCCCCAGTGGCTATGCCATTTGTAAAAATTTGCAGGCTATTTTTTGGTACCTATTTTTTGATACTTTTGTGGGCTATTTTTTCACTTCTCATTATATAGCTAAGAAAATAATTCACCTGGGATTTTTCGCACACAAATTCCACGTGAATTACTATAATGGTAAGGTTTTGGTAACACTTGTGATTTATGCATATTGAAGATGCATTTAATCCTATCATTCGCGGCCATACCTAGGCAAAATCAGACTCTATAATGTTCACAAACATACTGAATTTATGACCATTCGCGGCCATACCTAGGCAAAATCAGACTTCGCGAAGTTCACTAAATATTATGTTCGTCTATCATAAATGAGAAATATATCAACGGTGTTCATCGAAGCGTTAGTCGTCGGTATCGTGAATGCAAATTTGTTTTGGAGTCTTAAACAATTCGGTGTTAACGTCTCTCATCAAACATTACTGGTAATCACAGGGGCTCTCGTTCACGTCATCTTTGAATATGCGGGAGCAAATAAATGGTGGTGTAATGCAACGTATAAATGAACAAAGGTTTGAGAGTTGCGAGTATCATAAGTCTCACACTCATAAAAATTAATACAAAAAACATCGGCGAAAGTAACCGCACTTTCCAGTGTAAGTGGTCATTGACAAATAAATTACAAACATATTCTATAAAACTTAACAGACGATATAAGTAAAATTATGGTGGTGGTCGTCCATAAACCGATTCATAAATCTCACGGTATCTAATCTTTTGCTCTTCTCTATAGGCATTAATTTCCGTAATCTCATCTTGAATGTCAAGTATAACACCTTGTGTAATAAGATTACTTCTATCAATGTAACTTCTGTAAAAGCTCCGTTCATCGGATACAGTGTGTCCCTTTGCACGAAGTTCTTCAAGTGTAAATTCCCGCAACCTAATACCAAGTTGTTGTGCCCGCTCCCTCACCGCATCCTTTCTCACACCTGCGGTAACTCTCTGTTTTATTTTGAGATACTTGAGACGACTTTCTCTCTGTTTTATCTGTCTTGTGGCTTGTCCGATCGCGTGTGCGTGTTGAATTAACGGTTCTGTAATCCGATCAAGATCATTGTTTTGTTCTTCTTCGGAATCACTATCTATAATAGGTCTAGGTGCACGAACTCTCGGTAAATGTGCCTCTGGGGAAGTCGGTCGTGGCACGACCTTGTATAAGTTTTTCATATTGTGACACATTTTCAAGTATTCCCCCTCTGGGATTGACTTGGAAACGAGGTCAATAGATTGCATGAGGCTGGTGAGGTCTTCCATTGTTACAGTTAAAATTACATGGGTCTAATTCTGACTTAGGTTGTTTTATTAACAAAGTCTTGAATTTTGTATGATCAATAACTCCCAGTGATTTATTAATCATATTCTTCTGGGTATACATCTTCATGAAACGATAAACTATCTCCGTCACCTATCTGTGCAACCTTTATACTTTGAACATTTCCGTGATAAGGAGATGGTAGTACTCGTTGTGATCCATAGATTATCGTACTTGTACCAGAATAAGTTTCACCCGTAAAGATTTCTACTGCGTATCCACTTGGTATAATTATTGATTTTATTCCATTTGAAAGATCACTCTTATCATAATTTTGAAATGGTAAAGCTTTTTCGGTTCCATTATAATCATCACTCGTGTAAGTGTAAACTTGTCCAGTAAGCTCCTTTTGTTTTTCTTTTTGTTTTTCGTGATTTTCTCTGTCGCGTGGTATTTTTATTCTAAATGCAATTTGATCATCAGTTGTACGTTTATCTTCAAACTCACTTGTGCTCCAAAAGATACGACATTTACGGCGTCCATCTGTCTGAAACGCATTACATTCATAATCTAAATCACCAATGTCTTCGTCTTTGTCATAACATATCTTTGCACATTCACCTGATGTAGACGCATATACATCTTTGTAATCATTTTCATCATCTGCACGAACTGCTATACGACTCAATTCAAAATAATCAATAACATTTGAATAATCTTCGTCACCTTCTTCTCCTGTAACAAACTCAAAAACGCCATCTGACATCAATGGTGTGTCCGGTATATCCACTTTGTTCTTAGTAGTGACATTAGAATTGACATTAGAATTGTTATTTTCTACATGCATACAGTTTCCAAATGAAAAGTCAGAGAATTTCATAGTTCCCTTTGTACACTTGTAAGTTATTGAAATGATACATAGTATTGTAATTATTACAACCAAAAATAGAATCAAAAGTTCTATCATTCTACTATTACCGGATAAATTCTTCTCGTAACTCTGGAAGCGAATCATTGTCATACTGATCGTACCAACTTTCACTTGCTAACATTTTACGTAACTTTGAAAGTTCGTCATCATCTTGTTCTGTCTGGACGGGTGTAGGTGCGGGTGCGTGTGCAGTGTGTTTCTTACAAAACTTTGTTCCAACTACACATTTATTACGACATGCTGTACCCTTTGCTGTTATACCTTCACAATGGTGGACTGGATTAAGAAACTTCTTCAATTGTGCGACTTCATCACGCAACACTTGAACAAGCTCTGTAACTTTTTGAAGCTCTTCTGGAGACATTTTTGGTTTATTGATTACACTAACTAACTTAGGTTATTCTTTTACGCTGTCGGACAACATTTGTATTCATACTTAATATCTTGTTCATTCGCATCATTAATCAGTTTGATGTTAGTGATACCCTTTCCAGTAGGACACACCAAGTTCATCTTGTCTTGTGCAAGAGCATCAATATTATCAGCCGGATTAGTAGGTTGCGTAGTCTTAGTTTCACATCTGTTCATGTCAAGAGGTGTGGGCAAACAAGAATAGGAGTAAGCAATTTGCCCTTCTTCTTCCAAGTTTTGGTAAAGAAGTTGAGCACCCTTGATAAGTTTGTCACCACAGTCAATTGGTTGACCAGTCAACGCAGTAACTTTACCGCTTTCCGCAGTAGTTTCCGGGTTAACATTGGTAATGATATCACCACTTGTATCGATACCCTTCATACATTTAAAATCATATCTGTATTGATCTCCATCTTTCACAAGTGACAGACCAGCCACACCACCTTCTTCACATTCAACAGTGTGATCGGTCAGAACCATGGTTGTAGCACCGACGAAACCTTCAACTTCAGAAAGACCAGTTTCGTCAGTCTTATGCGTTGTAATATAGAACTGACTCGGTTCAATCATAAAGACAGAAGCTTCATCTTTGTCTTTCGTAGTCAAAATTTGGCTACCCTGGACCTTGATGAAATATTTTCCAGTACGATCAGAAATTCTATAAGAATCACCAGACTTTTGCAATTTAAGTCTAGACGTCGCATCCTTGCTGTTTGTCAGCTGAACAACACTCGGGGTAATTCGAATAACTCTATCCGGAACAGCAGAAGCACCAGAACTCACAAGGTAGAAATAACCAGCTCTGTCAGCCTCTTCAAAGTTCCACTTAGCAGCCTGATCGGTATTTCTGTAACCGGTAACCATCAAAGTTCCATCATTCTTGACCTTCAACATCTTCTGGTATTTTTCTTCATGAATCCACCCATTCACAATGCTAAAAGTCTCTTCTTCAGGAGTTTCATCTTCCTTTTCATCATCATCTGGAGGTTCGTAAACAGGCGGGGTAACGGAAGGCGCCTTTTCTTCTTCCGTCGTGGAGAAGTATATAACTGCTCCAACAACTATCAACAAAATAAGGACAATTAATCCGATCACGACACCGCTCATGATTTAGTATATCATAATATTTTTATTCAAAGACGAATTCTCGTTACTGAATCAAGTATACACAAAAAGTTACCGAAGAGAGCCACTTTTTGTATAATGTCTTCTCTGTTCATCCTGTAAGAAACATCCAAAATTATTCCAGTGTGCAAATAACAGCCTTGCAAAGAGAGTCAGACTCGATTGAGTCAGTCGGCACTGGGTTTAGCAGGCTTCGGGCAGCATCTATACTCTATGTTACCATCACCGTCGTATTTCCATTGAGTCAATAGCTTATTTGCTGGACATTTAACTTCGTTACCTTTCCATGTGCCAACGTGTGGATGTCTAGAATAACCACTCGCTGACAACGATTCACAACTGTTTGCATCTGATGTCTCTGCAGTTGTACATTGGTACTGAACTCTCATACTTCTACTCCACTGATCAAGTCTCCACTGTTTCAAGAAATTGTCACCACAATTTATATCATGTCGGTCAATGTAGTACATGTCATTTCTACCTTTCTTTTCTCCTGAAGCGTTAACACCTGTCTGTTTAGATGATGTTCCACTCAGAACAGTTGAATTTAGACATGTAAAAGAATTGTTAACCTGACTACCCACTTTGTTAAATTTAAATGAAGACAAAGCACCCGATGGGCAATTAACATTATGTCGACCACCGTACGACTTGGGCCCACCATCAGATGCGTAGTTTGTGTTACCTCGACTTGTATTGTAAGCCATAATGTCTCCACCACCCTCTTTATATTCTTTCAATCTGTATGCTTTGTGTTGACTGTTAATTTCGCCGGTCGTGCCATCAATTGTGGGATATAATTTGCAGTAACTACCGTCATCACTCAGGAAACCTTGGCACTTTTCACTCTCATTTGGCATATCAACTTCATCGTTAAAACATATCTTCGCACACTCCGCAGCATTTGTTGCTGAAGTAACAACCCCATTACCAGAAAATCTGTCTCGATTTCTATTAAAGTAGTCCAGGTAGTCCAGGTTTGGATCAGCAGCATCATCGTCAACGGGTGCATCTGGTATCAGGCCATCACCATCTGTAGAATCGCCTGACAAGTCTGACACGTCTGAAGACTCTTCACTGCTTTCTTTGATATCTCCCGACACAACAGCTTTGACGTCTTTTATTCCAAAATTAGTACATTTTTTAATATCAAACTCTGACGTTTTCAATGTTCCATCGCTACAAGCATAGAAAACACCACCACCCAATGCAGATGAACACAGGGAAGATAAACACGCGATAAACAAAAATATTATTAACGTGACAGCTTGTCGTGCCATTCCTATTTTTAGGTTATATTTTTTTTACATCCTGAGTACTTCAAAGTGAATTTCCGGTAAAGCCTCCATCAAAATGTTCCCGTGTGTTTTACATAATTCACAATCACCGTGATAAGATGTGTCGATAGGATGATTGTGGATTGGTATACACTTAACTTCTTTAGTTCGCTTGATTCTCTTTTTAGGTTTTTCTTGTTCTTCAGTTGGTTTCAATGATCTGACAATGTCAATGAGTGATTGTATCTCTTCGATGATTGAATTCATATAGCTGTCAATGTAGTACCTTTGAGGTAAAATGATCTTTTTTCGTAACTTGGTAGTGTGCTGTCACTTAGGTTACCCTTTGGATACAATCTACAATAGATACGGTCGTCGTCTGATTCTATATCTTTAAATTCGGATGTAAATCCACCGCACTCTAGACTACTAGGACCGACTGGTACTTGTTGTTCGTAACATATCTTTGCACATTCGCCCAATGTCCGAGCAGATATATCACTATATCCCGTTCCGTATAGTCTCGTGTCCATTTCATTAAATTCTGAAACAAAATTGTAATCCACATCTTCTTTATCATCTTCGCCATTCGTGGAGGTTGACTTTACAAATAAATTATCATCTTTTACTTCAACTTTAGTTTGTGTTTGTGTTTTAGGCTTTTCAGCTTCTGGAAAAAAGGAAAAACACTTATCAAATGTAAAATCACCTGATATTAATGTGGTGTCTGTACACTTGTACAACAAAGCCCACCCTAATACAACTGTACTAAAAAGTATTGTGATTACAGTGGCTATGAGACTAATATCTTCCCCTGTTGCCATACTTATGAGTATATTACATTTTATTTATTGAATCATGATACGTTCGCGGTCCAAGAGAGTTATGTTTGCAAGTTCAGTATAACGATAGTATCGAATAGATATGCCATATTTTCGACGCATGATTGGATCGGCATAGTTATTAACAACTCTTTGCAAAGATTCGGGTGAAGCTTTGAAAAATTCAATACCTTTGTATGTCGTCGATGCATTTTTAAACTTTGCTTTCTTGTAAACTTCTTTGATGAAAAAATTAAAAACTTCGTTTGGGTTAGACTTCTTGAACCGATCACTTTCTATGAGATCAATCACATAGTAACCATGTTTCTCAAGTATAATGTTAGCTTGAACATATGGATAATATTCAATGTATGCGGTAAAGTCGTAGATACTTGGCAGAGTCACATATGTTGTCACAAACGTTGATGGGACTGGATGTGTGTGATAAACGATGTAAGCTTTAAGATCATCAAAAGATGGTGCAACTTTTTTGAAATTGTTATTTGTCCGCTGGGTCGGTGTATTAAACTTGACAGTCCCTCTCAGGTTATCGACACTAAAACGAGTAGACCCCACATATTCAACACTTTGTTCGTATGATTTTTTATAAATAGCCTTCAAATCATTTACAAGTTTTCTACTAAGACGAACATCCATAGATGTTTGGTTCATATCCGTGATTGTCCCAAGGTTGTAAACATTTTCACTCAGATTAATCTTTCGTGTAAAATTTTTTGTCAATGTCTGAACTGCCTGATCAGTCATCAATCGTGCCTTCTTTTTTGGAGGGATATTCTCATTAGAATTGTTTCTTGGTCTGACCCTGGAAGACATCTTATTTAAGATCAATATTTTTAATGTCACAGATTTGAACAGGTTTCTTAAATATAGTCATAGTAAGAATGACTAGATTTACGAATAAATTAAGTAACATGACAGCTGACACACTTTCATTGGAAGGTGTCCGAGTGTAGAAGATAGAAAAAACTATGATCGATGTACATAAAAAAAGTTTGCGATCGATCGTTTCCATATTGACTTGATTAATACCATGATGGTTCATTAACTTAGGTAGATTCACTCAGCATATTGTGAAAGTGTTCACAAAAGTTTTGGAGCTTTGGTAGTATATCATTGTTCCACTTTCCATCGTCACGTTGAATGAGATATGATTTCTTTTCGTCATTGTATTGTTCAATCAATCGACAATATTCTATGTCTTTCAACATCTGAAGGTAAGTCTGACACTGAACTTCTTCGTAATCTCTCACAGTATTGAAGAGACCTCTTGTACGGTTTTTAATTTCAACCAAAGTTCTAGATCCATCGTCGTGTAATTGAAGTCGATCGATTCGCCCAACAATCTGGTACTTTGTACCCTCAATCTCACAGATGTCAAACTTATAAAAAGTATCATCTTCGATCAAGTTAGCGAGATCTGTATCGGCTGTCTTCTTCTCATTGCGTGTTCCATGGTTCGTATATAAAGTTTTCTTGATGTGATCTTTAGCCTTGAAGATATCTTGTGGTTGTAATCCAGATCTTTCAAGTTGATGAAAAAGTTTACGAGTCTCTTGTTGAACATCGGTACTCACCTCAGATTTAAAAGTTTCTGCAGACTTGAGAATTTGTTTAGTTGCATCAGATGAATTAAGTATACCCAATGCTTCATCTTCTTTCGTCTTGCTTGTAAAAGTTTGTGGACTGTACTTTTTCCAAAGTTCTTCAACAAGTTCTTGAGGTTTCTTGTATTGATTGATACCAATAGCTGAAGCAACCGATGAAGCTCCAATGATTACTTTCTTGACACCAATGTCTTTGAGTTCTCTCTCCGTTTGTCCAATGAGGAAGGGATAGACCTTACCACACGCAATGGAGTCGGCAAGAGAGTTGTGGGCATTGTCAAACTCTTCACCGAAGATATCCTTGTATAGGTTTATAAGCTTGATGGGTGCCATAAAACGATCCTTGTAAAGCTGAAGAGTACACCGGATCACGAAGTCTTCAATTTGGTCGGTATTCAAACCATGACGAAGCATTTCTGAACGAAGGACACTCTCATCAAATTGGGCATTGTGAGCGACAAGTGTTTTGGTGCGAGGTCCAATGAACTCCATGAAATCACGGAATACTTCGGGGAATGGACGCCCCTCCTTCATAGCCCTCTCGTGGGTGATACCATGAATTGCTGTAGAGTCTTTGCCAATCACGAAGTCATTGGGTCTAATGATCGCATCAAAAGTTTTGATGATACGACCCTTTTGTGAAAAGCGCGCAGCACTAAGGCTGACCGCACGACACCCGTCAAAGTTTGGTAGAGTTTCTTGTGTTACTTTTGTATTTCGTCTCCCTCTCGGTAGTCCCGAGGTTTCAAAATCGAAGGCTATATAGTTCATACAAGCCATTTGTGTATTAACTAAATAGGGTCTCTTATCTTTATCCCTTGGTAATGAGGTAATGAATCTCACCCACCGACCAGATAATACCGGGGATTGCGAAAGCATTTTGAAGGGATTCAATGATGGTGTTCGTGAAATGTTTGGTTTTTGTATTAAAAGGTGGGACTTAGGTCACCCAAACATCAATTTACATGCATGTGTTAGTGTTTTGAGCTGAACATGAAATAATTTGTTAAAGGTATTATAGTACTTAAGGTTAAAATATATCTTGTATATAATAGCCATAATCGAAGTATTTGGCATAACTTTAACCGGTCGTGGCATTTTAAAATAGTTCTCAAGTTCTTCGGTCGCCCATTTACTATAAAACTTTTGAGTCTTTGGATCATTAACCAATTTCATATTCATAATACGAACCGCTCGCTTCAAATGTTTACGATGCAATTCGTATGATGCTTGATTCCAAATTAGAACCTTTTTAGTTACATTTTTTTTATGGATTTTATTGATTCCATAGTGATAATGAAAATGCTTGTGGACCAGTTTCTTCACCATCTTTTGGTTTTACATTTAAAAGTCATGACTTAGGTTACAACCAATCTCTTCTGCGAATTGGGTCATTCTCTCTTTATCGCATGTACAATCTACATAGTCACTTTCACTACGAACGAGGTCACAGTGTTCGCACACCACAGTCTCATCATCTTCTTGTGGTGCCAAGTACTCTTCCCGAAGCTCTTCGGCAACAAAGACCCTCATGACCTCGTCCATCTCTTCCACAATTTTTTTCGCCTTCTTTTGGAAATCTTCGTAGATCTTGAACTTGGTCTTTGGAAGTTTCTCGGAAAGGGCAATGAGAGCCTTTGCGTCAAATACATCTTCAATCTTTTTGAGGGATTTCACACGAGCCTTGATGACTTCATCGTATTCTTCAAAAAAATCAGTTTCTTCGTTACTATCATGGCGATTACTTCGTGCCATAATAAAATTACCTACGCTTAAAAAATCTATTCATTACCGCGGATTTATTGTTTGGTATCCTTGATACAGACTTGGCATTTAAGCCTTTAGAAGTTTTAGGGACGTTGTTTTTCACATTAAAATTAGACATGTTTGCAACAGTTGATCGATTATTGTTTTCAGAAACTTTTGATAATTTTGTCTTATTCAAAATGTCATTTACACCAATCAATCTAATCTTGCTATCCTTAGACAAATCGAGTATAAGAATAGGATCTACATTGAAACATCTCTTCATGATGAAAGAGTAGATAGCGGTCATCACACCATCACCTGTACCAATAGCAACATTTTGACCTCGTCCAGACAATCGAGACATATACAGCACTTGCAAGAAATCACCAAAGAACTTAGATAATTTAGCGTTGACGTCACCAGTCTTGGCAATCGAAGCACTTGCACTTGGTTTTATTATGGTATTGTTGTTAAGCTTGAGTCTATATTCTCTGATAAGCTTATCAAAATAAACTTCAATATTCATTCTGCCACCCATGTTAAATTTTAATTGTGCAAAATCCCATGCCAGACGTGAATGCGGATTCGAACTCATGATGGTTGTAATATCTCCCTTGATACCTACCATGGGCATACCACTTCCGGGGTCAAGCATTTGTGCAACTGAAAAGTATGGCTGTATCAACTTAATTTTTTTGTTTGTCGTTTTGTCTCGAGTAGATGTTCGCAACAAAACTTCGGAAATAGTTTTTCTATTGTTGTCTTCTTGGTCAAGTCCAACGAGAAGTTTAACTTTACCATCATTTGCACTATCTAAAAATATATCTGGAGCAAACTTTGTTACGGGAACGTCGTAACCTTGGTCTCTCAGACCAAATATATATCCCAAGTTTCTCTTCAAAAATGATTCCCAACCAGTTGTATCCGTAAGATTTATATCCTTGTCACTCACAATAAAAAATTTATAAGGTGCCTTGGCTCTCGCACCTTGTGACTTGTACAAATCCAAAATACGTTCAATCATCGCAGTCTTTCGAAATGAAACAGTTTTACCATTGTATAATTTTATGGCAAAGTCACTCTTCAAAAATTTTAAAAATGAACCAGTAGTTGTCTTGTCGTGTCGGGTATCTAGCCAAATAAGGAACATGAAGTCAACATCAAAATCACGATCACTAGACGAGATTGGCACATTAAAAGATTTTGGTGAATTCAATTTTGGAACTTGTCTTTTTTGAAAGTGTTCAATTTGTGCTTGGATCAAATCCATTTTAGAACTTTCATTAAGTTTCTTGAACATTGTGTTCACTTGGTTTTTAGAAGCAGTTGTTCCATACAAATGATAAAGTCCTTGGTGCAATTCATTGTTTTCTAAATTTAAATTTTCATATCGTTCAAATGTGACAGTCTTAGTTGAACCCTTTGACTTTGTAGATGTGTTACTCACGTTGTTTCTTATCTTCGGAGTTCTCGGCTTTGTGGTCGCTGGTGTCTTCGGAGTCTTCGGCTTTGTGGTCGCTGGTGTCTTCGGAGTCCTTGGTCTCAGAGTTCTCGTAGCCGTAGCCGTAGCAGTCCTTGGTCTCAAGGTTCTCGTAGCCGTAGCAGTCCTTGGTCTCAAGGTTCTCGTAGCCGTAGCAGTCCTTGGTCTCAAGGTTCTCGTAGCCGTAGCCGTAGCAGTCCTTGGTCTCAGAGTTCTCGGTGTATTCGCAAACTTGACTCGCTTTTCATTTTTGCGATCGTCTTCGTCGCCTTCATTGCGAACTCGCTTCAACATCTTACTGATAACTTACATTTTATTCTTTCTTTAAAGTAGATGAATTCTGAAATCAAAAAATTAATGTCAACTGAAAACGACATGAAACGCAAAGTGCTTTACCGTAAACTTGCACTTAAATACCACCCTAACAAAGGTGGAAATGCCGAAAACTTTAAAAAAATACAAGACGCATACGAACATAAACCAGTCGAAGTTACGCGGTACACATCAGATGGTCAGAAAATAGATAGTGTAAAAGCTATTTTCAAACCACGGGAAACGGTTGATGAATTTTACAAGCGACTTCGACCTAATGTTTCTTTCAAAAATGTATATAACAAAAATCGTAAATTTGTTCAATCAAATAAAAGATTCAGGGAAGGCAACGCCAACATGGTTGGGTATTTTCCTGTACGGTCAAATGCTAATAATGCCACAATACTACGACTTACCCGAAATGTGGGTGGACGTATGGTGCTCTCCACCAGGAATCGAGGATACCTGATTCTTATTTAGTCATAGTCGAGACTGTCCAGATCAGCTGAACGCCCAATCTTACACTTTCCATTCACAAGATCGTAGACCCATTGACCATCAACGATCTCTTCATCAATCAACCTGTCTTTGAGTATTTCCAGACCATGACGGTTTGTGCTTAAAATAGCAGTCGCTTCTTTGTAACAACCATCGACAAGTTGATCAACTTCCATGTCAACCAGGCGTCTAGCCTCGTCTGACATATTACGATAGTCAAAATTGTACTTACTGAACCCATAAGTGGTGAGCATCTCACGAGCAATCATATATACTTGAGCATAGTCACCGGATGCACCAGTGGTGATAGCATCATTACCATAGACAATTTCTTCGGCGACACGTCCACCAAGAGCGACAATAATTTGAGACGTCAAATATTGTTTGGTGTACATGGCGGACTCGGCATTTTCCTCCGAAGGTTGGAAGAAAGTGACCCCACCAGCATCTCCACGAGGGATGATAGAAACTTTACGAACAGTATCATACTCAGGTAAAGTAGCACCAACGATAGCATGACCAGCTTCGTGGTACGCCACAAGTTCCTTCTTTCGTGGCGAGAATTTCGTATCACCTTTAGCACCCACAACGATGCGTTGGTAGACATTCTCAACAATATCATTTGTGATCGTTCCATTACCATCACGAACGGCACGGATGGCACATTCATTAAGAAGGTTCGCCAGGTCCGCACCAGAGAAGCCCGTTGTTTGCTTTGCGATGGAGCGTAACTTTACATCGTCGGACAACTTCTTGTCTCTGGCGTGGACACCCAAGATCTTTTCGCGACCACGAACACTTGGCAAAGCCACACTAATCTTACGATCGAAGCGACCAGGACGAAGGAGGGCGTCATCAAGAATGTCAATGCGGTTTGTGGCAGCGATGACAACAATACCAGTCTCATTATCAAATCCATCCATTTCAGTGAGAAGTTGATTAATGGTTTGTTCGCGTTCATCATTTGAAGGCATACCACCCGCACTGCGTTGCTTACCCACAGCATCGATCTCATCAATGAAGACGATACACGGTTGGTTTTCGCGAGCAACTTCAAAAAGATCACGGACTCTTTTGGCGCCAACACCGACAAACATTTCAACAAAGTTTGCGGCCGAGCACTGAATGAAAGGAACATTAGATTCACCTGCGATGGCACGAGCGAGAAGAGTCTTACCTGTACCTGGCTTACCCGTGAGGAGAGCACCACGTGGGATCTTGGCTCCGCTCCCAAAGTATCTCTCAGGTTGCTTGAGAAAATCCACAATCTCTTCAAGTTCATCTTTGGCAGCATCAATACCTTCGACGTCACTGAATCGAGTCTTGATTTCTTGTTCAGCAATGAAATCTTGATTTTTGAGAAAAGGATTATTCATAGGTCCAGCACCCGGTGATCCCGACATGAAACTTCTGATCAAGTAAAAAACAAAAAAGATGAAAAAGGCGGTTGAAATTGTATCTCCCAGTGAAGTGGGTGTTGTCATATCAACACGAACATTAGACTCACTCTCGGCGATGGTCTGCCAGAGATCTTGATTTTGAATAATTTGAACATCACCGTAATTACCTTCGTCATCTTCAAAAACAGCCAAACTTTGGTTCGGTTTAATCACAACTTCCGGAAGTTCATTGTTTTTGATACCTTTGACAAACTCACTATATGTCCGAGGTTTGTATGAACGCTCCCGTTTTACAGGAAGAGCAGTAACTGGTACTGGTTTACCGATGCTGAACATCACTGTATTTATTACAAGTTAAAATTTTAAGCCTTGTATCTCGCAAAAGACATTTTATCAACCATGTAGTACAGTTGATAAGCTTCGACGATACTTGGTCTATGAAATATTTCTGGCATACATTCTGGAATACCCTCTGATGAATAGTATGCAGTTTCACTTTTCTTCTCTTCAAAGTTGGATGGACGATTGTCATAAAGCCATACCAAATGTTGAGCACACGTATGAATCTTTTTGTATCTTCGACTGTACTCCATAGTAAGAGCGATACCAATCTTACATGCATACAAATAATTTTCGAGGCTTGATCCTACCCACATAGTCATTGGGTGTTTAGCGTGAGCAGGTTTGTATCCTCGTGCTTTACCATTTTTTGTGTAGGGTGCATACTTTTCGACATACCATCGTTCATGAGCGGTATATAACATTTGACATATCTCGAGTTGAATCTTGACAACATGTTGATCACACGACATCTTGGCAATTTCAGATGGATTAAGGGAAAGAAAGAATATGTTCATCACGATAGTCTGAAGTTTTTTCAAAATCAATATCGTATATTTCAGATCTCACACCACCGTAGTAAATTTGTCCGTCGCCAAGTGGCCAGATCTTTTCTTTTGATTTTTGCAATGCGTAGTATTTGGCCACTGGTAAAGTGTTAAAGATCAAACGATCAAACGTGTAGTTACCGACAGTCACGTGTACGATGTACATACTTAAAAGTAACTAGAATGTTATGGCAGGCGCGACTTAGGTAATAAAAATGTTCAGGAATTTTAAGGATGACTCACTCTTTATGGGATATTTTACCAACGGAAATTCAGGAAATAATTATTGAAAATTCATTTCAACTATGCCGTGAAGAGTATCTCGATCAGAATCGGAAAAAACACGAACGCAACAAAAAGAAACAAGGAAGAAGTATGCTCACAATTGATATACTGCGTTATATGATGTCTTCCACAGATCCAATTGAAATATTAGAGTGGGCGTACCCAACCGAATTTATCGAACTTCAAATGCATATAGATCCTCCATACGACATTGAAATTATAGACAATGACTACACTGAATATTACGATACATTCTTAAATAAGTCTATCGAATATCTCGAAGATCCTAAAAATAAAGAAACATGGGCATGTCCATCGAATGATCACTGGCTTGAAATGTTTACAAAACTAAATAACTTTCACAGAAAACATAATCACTTAAATATACTTTCTGAAAAAGATGGGAGTCCATCACTTTTTGTGTGGCTCGAATATCAAAAAGATCCAGATACAAAATTGTCAAGAGAGCGTCGTCATTCATTACAAACACTAGGAGTTAAATTTAATCATCGTCGGTAAAATATTCTTCTTCGCCACCACCTTGATCATCTTCGTCATCTGGTTCGGCGTCTACATCCATCTCACCATCTTCTCCGGGGTCGTCATCATCTTCAACCTCTTCATCATCGACATCATCTTCGAACTCGGTTGGTTCTGGCTCAGGTTCGGGTTCTTTCTTCTTTTTTGTTTTTGGTACAGTTGGTTTGTTAAATACTTTATCAATTTTGTCTGCAATGATTTTTGATATAGCTGGTCTTCTTGATAATGATTTATCAAGTTTGATAATAAACTCATCAGAAAACCAAAGACTTTTATATGCTTTTAAAAGTGTCTTTGTAGGTGGTATCTTATTTTTTGAATAATATTTTTCATGAAGCTCCATCATAGAAGTGCTGAGTTTGACTTTTATTTTTCCATTTTTTAAAACTTGTGTCGTCACATGTATCTGATCAAGTCTGGCTACATAAGGCTCTAGTTTTACTATTTTTGTTTCTCTTATAGGCTCCGGTGATAAATCTGGTACAACTTCTTCGAGACCTAATTCGCGTCTATTTTTGTTGAGCAATTTTATGTAATTTTCTTGTTGATAAGTTGGTACGTTCGGACGCTTGTAAAATTGTGTAGGGTTTGGTCGAATTATGTTTTTTAAAAATGCATTTTCACAAACCTCACTCCGTCTGAACAGCTTCTCCGGTTCCCTCGGTCGAATCGCAGGTCTCTTGAACATCTTCACTTGATCTAACTGATTCTCCATCTACTGACTTAGGCTGAAAAATTTCCAACTCAGATTTCAACAATTCTTGAGCCTGACGTGTCTGAAGAATATTGAGTGGTCCCCATATTTCAATAACCTGTCTTTCATGGTCATACCACAAGTAATCAAGACCCAGCATTCTAGTCAACCAGTAAAAGCGTCGTCCACTCTTACCTACAAATGCAAACATGAAGTCTTTGTCAAATGTAGACACGTCAAGTTCTGTGTAATGAGACACAGGAGGATTATATGGAGCCATTTTTGAGTATGTCTACCATACGGTCGATTTGTTTATATACATTTTTCCACGAAAACCTTTTAAGTACGTAGTCTCGAGTATTGAAAACCGGTCGTTCCTTATAACACTTATCAATGGCATCGGCTACATCCATTGGATCCGAAATTGCTCGTTCTCCATTGAGTGTGTTTCCACCTGTATACATTTCGATAACTCGGGGTTTTACGTAAGTAGCATTATCACCTAGAGTGTCTCTGAAGGTTGGGATGTCGGTAAGGATTTGTGGTTTATTGAAGTAGGCATGCTCTACCGACGTAAGTCCAAATCCTTCAGATGTACATGTATTTAGACCTACATCAGCCGTAAAATAAATCGAGTTCAGTTCTTCTTTTGTTAGTCCGAGTGGTTTGTTGTTTATTATGAAGTTTTTTGTATAGTTCATGTAGTTTAGACCTCTTTTCATAAATTCAGTATATACATGTTTCTCTATGTCTACATATTGGTCTTGATCATTAACTCCGCATGAAATGAAAAGTTTTAAACCCGGGTCATAGTCATGTCTCGAAATAAATTCAATAAATGCGGTGAGAGTTATGTGCCATTCTTTTCTTAATGAGTTGCGGTTCATGTTAATGACTGTGAAGTTTTCAAAACCAGGATACTTATCTGGACTTTCATCAAACTCTTCAAAGTTTATTCCGTGTTCAATTACGGATACACGATCCGGGTCAATTTTTTGATCATTAACCATGTGATCACGCCAACAATTCAAAAATGTAAACCAATGAAAGATCCGAGATTTGATATTTTGGAATATCAGTGTGTCCGCCCACTTTTGACATATGTCAAGATATAAAATAACTTTTTGCGATTTATCTATGAACTCCAGATAGTTATTAATCACATTCCCACATGCATAAATCATGACAAAATCAGGTTTTTCATGTTTTATATGCTCACCCGCTTCGGCACAACCAAAATCATTCGGTGGACTATGAGGAATCAATTTAATTCGTGGATCGACATAATTGTTTTTTATACACATTGATTCTCGGTAATTAACCGTAAACATAACTATTTCCAGCTCATCTTTACTTGCCAGGTGGTTTGCTATTTTGTTTATTATCTTTGAGTACCCCATTGACAACCGAGGATCGGCTGAGACTACGAAGAGCTTCATGTCTTGAATAGATTTCCTCGGCAATCCTTAAATGCTTTGAGGTATAGACTTGCTTCTTTGCCTTCTTGTCATTTTTTGTAATGCGTTTTTTGGGTTCGAACTCTGCCATGTAAAACTAATTGTTGGTGACTCACCGGGTTCCATATTTCTTAGGCTACAATTTTTTGGTATAAATTCAAACTCTTTGTGTGTTTCTCGCATACGAATTATGTTTTCTATATCATCCATTGGAGGTGACGCACTTATCATGGTAACATCATAATGCATAGGTGATATTTTAGCCAAAGATCGACACATGGGACATAGGCTGCTTTTGAATTTTTGGTACCACTGTGATATACAGTGATAACAAAAAGAATGATTACAGTCCAGCTTACAATCCGTCTCGCGGTTGTAGCATATAGGACATTCCATATTTTTAATTACGCGATCTTCTTTATTAATCTTCGTCGTCGAGAGATACATCGCTTTCGCTTTCGCTTTCGCTTTCATCGGAGTCGATGGGTTCGTATTCGGAATCGCTACTAGAAATTTCTTCATAACCAAAACGAGTTCGCTTAAATACACCAGTGTTTTCTAGGTCATCTGTATCATAATAACCACATATAGATTCAGTGGGTACTTCTTCAACTTCTTCATCAAAAATGTGTATACCACCATGGTGTTTTGATAGTAATTGAACCCTGAGTGTAGAGCCAAGGTCTTCAACAATACGTGCTATAGAAATAACATTATCGGACAAAAGGACGTCAACAAGCATCTTCTTTTCAGAGCATTTAATTTCTTAAAGTACTTTAAAACATGGACATACTCAAAAATCGTGTCATACATGAAAATGATGCAGTCATGTTTGATATTGACGACACGTTAATTTTTTTAAATGGAACACTGAATACACCAATTGTTAAGTTGTTACATTATTCTAAATCTCTAGGCTATAAAATTATAATCATTACGGCTAGACCTATTTTGAAACCTGTGATAAACTTTACTGTGAATCAATTAAAACGTCATGGAATTCCATACGATGTTCTCGGTTTTACACCTGCGTTAAACAAGGGTGCTATGAAAAGAGATATGGAATACAATTTCATACTATCGGTTGGTGACATGCCAACAGACCTGACTGATACCATGTATTCATTAAAAGTTTAACACTTCCAATGAGCATCACAATTGAGACATGTGACAAAAGTCGTCATTGGTTCATCGGCACTTCTTGTCTGGAGCTGATAATATGTCGTCTTTGTGGTTTTACATCGATTACATTTGAAGAATCCTTCTTGTGACATGACATCCCTTTTCAATCTTTCCTTGCGAAGTTCTTTGTGAATCAACTCAGCTTGTAAATTTGCCCATGGTCCGTCCACCCAAAGTTCTTTGGGGCCGTATTCAATCAATTCACTTGTTTTAATCCGACCATTTTTTAATTTTTCCATAATTTGTTCACTTTTTGACAAACACCTTTTCAATTCAAGAAATTTTGTCTTATATCTTGTTTTGAAACGATGGTTTTCCCATGTGGGTGCATCTTGGTATTCTTTTGATCGGCGTATGCTCCAATTAAAAATACATCTCTCAAGGTTTGTGCATATAGTACTATCCTCAGGAATGTCGAGTAATTTTGACAATTCTTGAGAGACGTAGGATCTCAATTTAGATTCTTCGCTCATTCTTAATTATTCATCATCTTAAATTCTTAATTGACTTAGGCTGACGGAAGACCCTTTGTTGGAAAAGTACCTCGGTCACAATCTTCCATCGACTCTGGATTACACGTGTTAAAATACCCTGACACACGCCTGGCGTTTCTGGTCGAAATGTACGCATCACCCGTAACTCTCGTGTAATTTTCACGGGTAAACACGACACGAAGTGCAATGATGACCGCGATGAGAATGAATGCAACAAACGACAAATTCATTTTACTAAATGTCGATATTTTTTTGTCGAGGAATTTTAAGGATGATCAGAGCAGTACTCATTGAAAAAGAAATAAAAGAAATTTTATTGGATATAAACAAAATTCATATCATAATACGTGGTAGACCAACATTTATAGGTCAATGGCCTGAGATAGACGTTGTTATCATAAAAGCCGAGGAAGGTGGAGATTACGTAAACCCCAATAAACTTCTTCCACCATTTGAAAATGAAGTAGTCAGGGGCCCGATACTGCTCGTACGTATGGATGAAAATTCAGAACCACAGGACTTCACAGTAAATGAATATGAAAGTCTACTTAGACGGAACGAACGCCTCGCAGCTTAGAACAGCATTTGCATACTTCATGGCGAGTTGAAAGTGTACATAAGCCCAATCCATCATGTTAGTCATCTTTGGTCGCCCTTCCAACGGATTTTCATTAACAATTTGTTCGATGTTAGTTTTTTCTCCGCTCGTCGCTTTAGCCATGGCTTGTCCCACATCTTTGAGCCACATCACATGTGATTCGTTCTTAGAGTCGAATTTCTTCACAAAGTCCGTCATTTATAATTAGTTACGAGCCTTTTCTATAAGTAGTCTTGCACTCGGGTCAGTAATAGTCGTCCACTTCGGTCTCCAGATTTCTGAAATGAGATGATCATGTTCTTTGTTGTACACCGACCAAAATTGTTTTCGGTAGTACGCTTCTTCTTTTGTCAAACAAGTATTATGACCTCGACATTCAAGTTTGACTTTTTCAAACGTTTCATCTGATATTTCATCATCTGTAAACTGTTTAATAGTATTGACCCAGTTTGTTCCGACTGCATCGCTCATACCATCTTTTTGTCTCCAAAGAACTTCGTCGGGTAGACATCGAACGAATGCTTCACGTAAAATTTTCTTTTCAATTTTATCTCTCTTCAAATTTTGATCAACCTTCATACAACAATCAATAAAATTTTTATCCAAGAATGGGACAATGAGATCTAAACCATGTGCTCCGGCACATCGATCAGCACGAAGTCCATCAAATTGATGAATAAGTTTAAGTCGTCTCATGTTTTCATATGCAAATTCTTCGGTTGAAGGAGCTCCGTGGAAATACAAATAACCTCCAAGGACTTCGTCACTTCCTTCACCCGAAAATATATAACGACACGTTGTATTTTCTTTGATGTACTTACAAAGAAGCCACATTGGGACACTCGCTCGAATGGTCGTTGTGTCATACGATTCAAGACTACGGATGACATCAGGTATAGCTGCGATACCTTCTTCAATTGTAAACTTTACTTCCGTGTGTTCGGTATCTAGGTACTCTGAAACTTTTCTTGCAGCTTCAAGATCTGGACTTCCTTCGAGACCAATAGAAAAAGTTTTAATCTTGCCAATCTTTTGTCGAGCAATCGAAGCAATCAAACTACTGTCTAGTCCACCCGACAATAAAAATCCAATGTCACGTTCGGTGTTGTTTAGTCTTTCTTCGACTGCACTGACCAATTTTTGTTTGATCAAATTTTCTTCATTCGATGTGACATTCCAATATCCAGTGTGATAACACACAAAGTCATCAATATATGAATCATAAAAGTACCCCGGTGGAAAGATTTCAATACGAGTTCCCAAGAACATGAGAGCCTTGACTTCACTTGCAAAAGCGATGGAGTCTTTAGCATATCGTGTGTAGAATAGAGGTCGAACTCCTACTGGATCGCGCGCAGCTAAAACGCGGTTACCATTTGTATAAACAAATGCAAAATCACCATTAATTTTTTCGAGTGTCTTTTCAATACCATTCTCATGAATGAGGTCCATGACAACTTCACAATCGCTTGTACTCATTTCTTTTCCGGTTTCGAATAAGCGATGATTGTAGATTTCACCATTACAAACAAACATGCTATTATTTTTTACAAAGGGTTGCATACCCGTGGCTGTGAGATCATTAATACAAAGACGATAAAAGTCCATGTGACATTTTTTTAGCGTGCAGCTGTGATAATCGTCGGGTCCTCGATGATTTAAAAGATTAGATGGTACATCTCGGTTTTCACCGAATAAAGTGATAATACCACACATGATTAGATATATTTGAAATTATTACTTTAAATGATAGTTCATCTCTAGAATTCCAGTATAACATTTTATATCGGCTTCGCCATCAATTTCTTGACCCCTAAAGCCAATGTCAATTGCATCGTGACTTTTGTCATTTACTTTGAAATCATGACAATACATGAAAGACAGGTTGTTGTAAAGAGAGGCGGCATTCAAATCTTCCTCACCCATGCTCACAATATTCAAAAATTCCATGAGCTCAAGTGGTGTACGCTTATGAACTACTTTTTCGCTTGTGACTTTTGTTATACTCTTCCCCATATCAAAATGTGGCCACTTACCGTGTTTAGACCTAAATTCACAGAGGTAATTGGAACATTTTTCAGCAGTTTGGTGATTGCTGAAACACATGACACGCACCCGAGAATTTGGGTCGACCATTGAATAGTACCCCCTGGTCGGTCTCATTTGAATGAAATGGAATTCCATGTTATATTTGTCAAATAAAAAAGTATAATTATAATAGGATGGAATTCCCCAAATCATATGGTCAATGTAAATACATGCTGGCACTTAGGTCACAAAAACCAATCGTTGTTGCGACTGGTCCAGCTGGTACAGGCAAGACGATGATGGCATGTCAATTAGCTTTAGAACAATATCGTTTTAAATATGTATCTTTGACGAGACCTATTGTTGCCGCAGATGAAGATATGGGTTACCTACCGGGTGATATGGAACGTAAAATGGAACCGTGGACTAAACCAATGTATGATATTTTTGAACAACATCTTTCACCGATGCAAATCGATCGGTACATACGAATCGAACCACTCGGGTACATGCGTGGTCGAACATTTACAAACTCTCTCATCATAGCTGATGAAATGCAAAACAGTACTCCTAACCAAATGCGAATGTTATTGACACGGATCGGCGAAGGTACAAAGTTGGTCATCACTGGTGATCTTGAACAAAGTGATCTCGAAACTGAAAATGGTCTGAAATACCTAGTGGACAAATTGGATCACCTAGACTTGGAATATATTCAACACGTAAATCTCAACGAAGATGATATTCACAGACACCCAGCTGTAAACGAAATACTTAAAGTCATGAATGTTTAAAAGTATAATGTGGTTCGAAGAACATTTAAAAACTTTGGAGGAACCATCACCCGAACAAAAAGTTTGGTGTCAGCATCCCGAACGACTGACTGTACTTTTCATCGAAGGTAACCGAAAGCCACTTACAAAGTACAACCTTTGGAACATTGCTCACGTATACGGCGGAACGGATGTTGGTCTTCATATTATATGCTCACCAAGAAATCTTAAAGACATGAAAGAGTGGACCAAAGACTGGACCAATGTTGTCATCACATGGCACCCTCTTCAATCACTCAAAGAATACAATGAGTTTTCTTGTTCATCGGAACTTTATACTCGCTTCACTTCGACACACATTCTTTTAATGCAATGGGATTCGTATATTTTTAGAAAGGTAGACGAACACTTTTTTGAATATGACTACGTAGGTGCACCATGGAGAGAATGTGTTACAAGCTACTCTCAAAAAGAGTGGGTCAGACCTGAAGATATCGGTGATACCAAACACTGGAGAGTAGGAAATGGAGGCTTTTCGTTACGAAAAGTATACCCGTGTCATAGACATTGTATAGAAAATACCGAATACTCAAAGAATACTGACGACACTTTTTATTCCTTGTCCAAAACACTCAGTATTCCAGCCAAAGAAGTCGCCTACGATTTCGCCGTCGAAACAAAATTACGTGATGTCGATCCACCAAAGTCACCCGTGGGTGTCCATAAATTATGGGCGTATGAATTTGGCGAAGAAGACTTTAAGAGATGGTGTGTCCCAGAGATTTCTTAGACTCAACATCATTCTTCAAAAATTTCAAAGATCGTTTCAAAGTTTTTAATTTATCGATGACTTCATCTTTTTCTTGGTTGTGTGTATGCACCCAGTCAACAACTTGTTTCAATTTTTGTTTTGACTTGGTGTACCAATCTAAAACTTTCCCTATTTCATCATTTATGAGATTGTATTTTTCAGCAAACTGTTCATCGTGTACTACATCATCCCATAAATCATCCATATACAGGTCTAGATCATAACATACATCCTTTATCTCTCCCAATTTTTCAAGATCCTGGTTACTCATACTTACCTTTACTAAGAATTATTTTTATAAGTAGTAATCGATGTGCATATCTGCTCGTCCATTAAAGTTTGGAAAGTCTAAACCCTTGATTGGGAATGGCTCCGTCTCTGGTTCAATACTTTTAACAAGATCACGGCGAATATATGTGACTTCAAAAACTCTCGGAAAGTTGTTATCGATCCACGGTATTAACGGGTAATTGTTTCCATGTACGTGTACACAAACAAAATCTTCGTTCAAACATCTGTACATATCATCTATTAAATGATTATAAGACAACAATTCTTTGTCCAAGTGAAATTCAACTACAATTTGTGAAAAGTTTTTGAGATGTTTACATGCTGGCAAAGACTTCCACTCTGCACCTTCGACATCAATTTGCATCATCAAATTCGTTTTGTTGATGTGCCCATTTCTCTCGAGATGAGAATCAATAGTATCCAGATGTTCTTCCTTCTTGTCAGAAACACCTTCCTTGAAATAATGAATGTAGTCAGGCTTGTTCGTAATACCATCTATTGTGTGATCATAGACATAACATGGCTTTTTGTACTTTTCATAAAAAGCTTTTTCAAATGTAATCTTATCTTCAGACCCATAGCTATAAAGTGCGTCGTAATCTGGTAGGTCTGCGACAACATAACCACCGTCATGGTCTGTACCAATTCTGATCTTATTCAGGTTGGTCCTATAAGGCTTGAAGTATTTCTTAAGACGGTTACATATGTCTAAATATATGGCAACAGGGTGCATTACTACACACGGCACTTAAGGCTTTAAGTTTATTGAAATGTAATGATTATTGATGCATTTACATTTTATAATGAAGTTGATATGCTCAAGTTGAGGCTTGAGTATCTAGATCCGATTGTTCATTATTTTGTCATCGTTGAGTCGACAGTGACTCACAAAGGAGAACCCAAAAAACTTTACTTTTCGGAACATGAGTCGGAGTTTCAACCATGGATGCATAAGATACGACGAGTCATAGTTGAAGATAATCCAACGGATTCGAATCCGTGGTCGAGAGAAAATCACCAGAGAAATTGTATCACGAGAGGTCTCGATGGGATCGATGACGACGCTATCATCATGATATCAGACGTCGATGAAATTCCAAACCTGAAAGCGATTCAAGAACAAGATGTGTCATATTCACTCGATATGATCACATTCAATTACTCCTTAGATTATATTCAGACATTTGAAAGATGGTTTGGTACAGTGGTTACACACAAGAAAGATGTCATGGAAAAAGGTGGACAGTACTTCAGAGATAAACGTTGGAAGTTTCCTTACGTAGAATTTGCAGGATGGCATTTCACATCTTTTGGAGATCTTAACTTTGTGACTAATAAACTCAAAAATTTTGCACACTGCGACGAAGAAGGATTTGATCACGACAAAGCTGAAAAGTATGTGTCTGAAGGACTTTCACATAATGGAAAGTTCAAATTGACGAAGACACCTCAACATATATTGGACACAGTTCCAGAAATTTTCAAAATAAAATACCAGGATAAAGTAACAAATGTCAAGCAGGTATGAACAAATCTATGACATCGCCAAGGGTGTCATGGATGGACGCCTGGATATCGAACTTCCAATGATTTCGGTGTTTACAATATTCGTGTTGGCTCTGATTTACATGGTCACTGCGTCCATGGGTATCGATATGTACGAGACTTGTGACAACGTAGAAAAGAGTAAGAAAATCAATCAGTACATGTCTCACACATTGACAATTGCGTTGACAATTCCATTCACGCTTCTGATCACAAAGTTGTTTGGTAACGACACAGGTGCATTCATGATTCTTTATGGTATCATGGGTACCTTGACATCTTACTTTGCCTTTGATCTCGTGAGAAAGTGTGACAATCAACTGGCTCTTAGAGATGTGTGGACCAAGTTTACATTAGGTCTTTATATTCTTGTGCTTATCATTGGTATAATATTATCCTCTATGAAATCAGGATGAAGGAAGCTTTGCTTTCTATGTGGGCGATCTTGGCCTATGTGAAACATAGAGCAGGAACACTGTCAATGGATGAAAAAATGTATCTAATAAACTTGGTACGTTACATCGCACTCAATCCTAACAAAGTTACAAAGGCTAACATGGCAAGTCTACCATTTATGAGCTCACTTTCTGGTGTGAATGACCAGTACTTCTCATCGTTAATACCATCGATGGTTATGGCAGATGCCGCAGCAACTGTTGCGACTACACCAGCAGCCGCCATTGCGTACACCGGATCTTCACATTGTTGAATCAAATTTTCGCCTGTCATCTTCCAATCGAGCGTTCCCCAAAGAGCACCTTGCATCGCAGCACGTCCATTAATCACTTCTGCGATGCGAAGTACCTTTTGTGTTGGTGATTTGATAGTATTTGTCGGAGTGACTTTTACAGGGGAACGAAGTACAGGTTTCATTGTTCTTTTTTATCGCCTTTTCCTTTTAAGTGAAGAAGATACAAATTCAAAAGTAGACCAAGACCTGTGTACACGGCTGAAAAATTTGCTCCTTTTCTATATTGGTATGACAACCATAGTATACTTGCAAAAATACTCAAGTATATGTATTTTTTAGATATAGATTTAACCTCGCCAGTGATAGCGTGATCATACATTTGATAGAGACCGATAGACACTGCAACTGCGGCGTCCACGTCCATTCTTAATAGATAATAATATTTTTTAACAGTATAAAATGGAAGCCATTCTGGAAAAGTTCTCAGGAAAGATTGATGCCGAAGGTGTCGTGAAGGTTGTTGATGACATCAAGCGTGAGTACCTTGGTGATGGTCTTCAAAAGGAAGATATCCCGCCGATCGTGGCCAAGCTCATGATGTGTGCCGCCAAGTTCAAGAACCTTGAAGGTCCGCAAAAGAAGAAGTTGGTCGTCGCATTGTTGAACCACTTGATTGAACAAATTGACGCGGGTGAAAAGGACACTGAGTTTGAAATGATTCTCAAGACTATGGTGCCGCCGATTGTTGATGGCTTTGCTGGTATGCTCAAGGCGAAGCAGGCTGTCGCCAAGGCTTTTTCATGCTGTATGAAACCCGAATAAGGAAATACTTACATTGAATTATAGAATGAAGTTTCCTTCATTAGAAAAAATGATTGAATACGGAATTTACACTGTGAAGGATCTCACGCTTTATTCACAGGGTAGACTCGTCAAGCGAAATATAAAAGTTCTCAACGAATGTGAACACTGTGATTATGTATACACAGAAGATGAATGTTCAAATTGTTCCAGGTGACATAAAAAAATCTAATATTATATAAAATGTCTAACGCCATTGTGCCGTTGGCCTTGCTCGGATCCATCGGGAGTTCAATCGCGGGTGTTGCATACGGTGTGTCTACAGAATGGAAATTTTTAGGTCTCAAAAAGGAAGTCCAACCGGCACCTGTTGTGACCACATCGTCGCAGGCGTCAGTTTTTGGTGAGGATAATCTCAGTGCTTCTACTGACGAATTAATTGTTGGAGCTGACGATGGCGAAGAAATTTACTCTAGTATCGCTGTTGAAGCCGAAGTTGAAGATGGACTCTACAAGGATTCTGAAACTCTTGTGGCAGCAGACGATGACACGACAACAATTGATAGACTTGCCGGCACTCCTATTGTGTGTGCAGAAAATGAAGATGGTATGACTACCGGCCTCCAAGGTTTTATGCTCAGAAGTGACAAGTATCATTATGGTTGTGCTTCCCTGGATGAACCTGGTAGTGCCAAACTTGGTAAGTATGGTAAGCAGGGTAAATCTGAACAGGGAACTGTTGCAGGTCTCGGTGGTAAGTCTGCTATTTGTGGTACCAAGCAAGCCATGACGAGTTTCGTTCTTCACCCGAACCGCAGTGGTTCCAAGGTGCAATACAAGTATGATTGTATCGATCTCAAAGGTCCGACCAAGGTGAGAACTGCCACCACCAAATATTCTACATACGACGAAGACAATGACATAAGCTCATTGAATAGTAGTGCCCTTGATATCAAGTGTAACAACGATGAACTTCTTCAGGCCTTTGGCCTCGAAAAGAGTGGTGACAATATTCGTTACATTTACAGATGTGTTACTCCGGGTTATGAGGAGGATTAATAATCAGGCCTAGTGCCGATTCTAAACTATTTTGGTTTCTCTTTAGAGGTTTGTTCCTCTTAAGTACTATAGAATCATTCGTATTCTTTATTTCATCCGTCTTTCTCGCGTTTGAAATAAACGGTACTACAACGTCTCGCGTGGATTCGGTTTCTATAGTCTTTGGTCTTTCTCGGTCTATAATACACGCTGCTCTAAATTCTTCTATGGTCATGTCGCCACCAAATACGTCAAGCCTGTAACGATTTGGTGCGGGTCTCACAGAACCCGAATTGTTATACATTCGTCGACGCATCATGATAATGTTTCCACATATAATACTTCCTTTGTTGATACCATACCGATCTATGGCATAAGATTTCATACAACTCCAGGAACAAAAATTACCTGTCGTTGAAAATTTATTTCGAAGTTCGTCGTACCCGTAAGGTAGACTAAGGGGTTCGGTATCATAGGGGTGACAACACCACCAGCACCACATAATCTACTCTTTAAAAAAATATGCCCTTTAAGTAGGATGAATGCTAATGGGTATTATTACAACAACACAGGTAATAACGGTGGACTCACAATATTGCTATTGTTGATAATACTCTCTATCATGTTATCACTTTCATCATCATCAGCATACATGGCTTATGATTTGGTGTCAACGGTAGTCAAGGCATCACCAGAAGTTGTTGCTTACGAGAAAGGTCTCGATGAAAAAACAGATCTGAAAGCCAAACAGATTAATCTAGACGGAGAACAGATTAGAAAAGATATCCGGGACGAATACAGAAAAACATGTCTGGTAGATGTGAAAGATGGAAAGTGTCCAAAGGGTATGAAACCACTCAAGGATGGGTGTTGTGAATTTGAAGATCCTAAAACAAAAACAAAGTTTCAGAAATCACTTGATATAACTGCCGACATCATTGAAACATTGGTTGTGAGTTACATGGCCGAAGTTGTCGTTGTAAGTGTAACTAATGCTCTCACTAAAGGTGCGTTGGCGACGGCTAAGAAAAAGGCAGCTGTAGCGGCTGCATCTAAAACTGCTGCTAGAGTTGGAGCTAAAACGGCGGCAAAAACCGGAGCTAAAGTTGGTTCTAGACTATCTACTAAATTCACATACGGTGCTTCATGTGGTCCACTCTGTCTAGCGGTGATGATTGCATTTGAAGTATTTTCATTTGCACTAGATATGACGGATCCATTTGGTTTCAATAATTTCCAAGCAAATCAAGTTGTTCGAAACCAACGTAATTACATTGATGTCCAGATGCAGAAAAAATTAGGAAAAGCTTACCCCATGACATTTCCAATGACAGCTGCATTTCCAGAATATGAAGCTGAATTTCAAAAGAAAATGACGTCCGAAGTGCTTGCGGATGCTTTCAAGCTTTTGGATAAAAATACACTCGTTGAATTACTTTCAGCTTCATTCGGTAAAGAAGGTGGAGATTCTGAATTGTCTGAAAAATTAGAAAAATCACTTGAAGCTGCCTTGGATAAAGCGATGAAGAATACAACAAAACGTGACAAGATTGTGTACGACTTTTATGCCTCAAAGGGTAAAGCTAAACATATAGAAAAGGTTCCTTTCTTGTCAAACGAAGAGCGTATAGGTGTAACTTTGTCTGAGTATGGTGCCAAAGAATATAACAAACGTATGCGTTCTAAACATTTGGATTTTTCAAATCCCTTCAAACCTGCATCGGGTCCCATACCGGAAGACTACACACCATTCGTAGCTAGCTACACAGATACATACAGAGTCATAAACTCGGCGGACCCAGGTAAAGAAACACAACCAAATGTTGTTAATAGACAATTATCGAGAAAGGTCTGCCTCGCTCAACCTTATGGAAATCTCATATCATATTGTGAATATGGTGTACGAACCTCGAAGCATAATCAACGTTTGAATCCATCTGCGTATGGTGTAAAGTTTAACTATGAACGAGGTGATTGTGACTTTACAAAGGACTATTGTATACGCCTGGGTCTTGATTTCAAAAACAATGATTGTAAACTTGGACCGGGTCAGAAATTTTTTGAAACTATACTCGGTAAAACAATGGTCAGAACTTATAAAACAGATGTCCAGCAACGAGTACAGGCATGGAAGTCTGGTGACCCAGCAAAGATTGCGATGGCTACATTGACTCTACCAATCGCTGGCCTCACACCGTGGATTTCAAAACTCGTGAGCGCGATCAATGACACATATGGTCGCGGTGTAGGTACTGTACCTACTAGATGTGGTCCGGACAAAGAAAAGAAAGGTGCTTTGTGCTACCCGAAATGTCGCCCGGGTTACAAGTCAAGAGCATTAGAATGTGAAGGAACTTGTCCACCTGGATCTAAAAATACGGGTTTAACCTGTCTTAAAGGTATTCATTCCTATATACCAAGTAATAAATGTAGTAATCCATTCAGAAAATGCTTTTACCAACGCAAACCGTGTCGTCCAGGGTTTCGATACAGAGGAAGTACTTGCAACCGCGAATGCCCGGGTTTCAATTTTAGATCTGGTGCACTTGGTACGGCATTCTGTGACAAACCCAGAAATCGATATTCAAGAGCAGGTAAACCTGCACCGTTAGATTGTCCGGAAGGTAAAGTTAAGGACGCAGGTCTTTGTTACAAGCCATGTAGAGAAGGATATAGAGGTAATGGCCCGACATGCAAGAGAACGGAAGAAAGTAAACATACCAATATTTATGACGTGTAAAAAAAATATCAGGCTAATTTAAATATGTCGGCTAAACTGGCTAGAAGTGCTGCAAATGTCAGTGAGTCGGCTCTTGATGCGACTCGCGCATCTCTTAAAAATGCAGACACGTTTATGGATACATTTAAGGGTATCAGTAAAACTGACATGTCTAAAGTATTTAAGAGTGTAGATCCCGACGATCTCGCGAAGACAATGAAGCAATTACCAGATGATGACTTGATAACCATTGGTAAAAGTCTCGATCAAACAACAGTCAATCGTCTCGCCAAGACGAGTAATGGTCAGGATCTTCTTGCTAAGATGGGTCGTGGACAGGTGACAGTCGGTACCAAAATTTCAAAGGCTGCTCGTGCAGGTGGAGACTTCATGAAGAAATTTGGTACTAAAACGACCGGTATCATGAAAAAGTTATCAGATTCTACGAAGAAGGGTCTCAGTCGTCTCGCTAAAAAGGCTGATGATACACCAGCTCAGCAAGCCAAAAAGTTGAAAGAAGAAGGACCAGAGGTCGCCAAGCAGGTATCTAAAGAAGCACCGGATGCCGCAAAGGCCGCGGATGACGCCGTCGAACTCTCCACAGAAGCAAAGAGTGGCCTCAAGAAATTGGGTATGTACGCCGCGGGTGGCACGTTGGCGCTCATGCTCGTCTATAATACCATGAACCCGTTTCAGGCTATTCGCGATGCTCTCAATGATGTTGGCTCAGTTGCTGAAGGTGTCAAAGAAGTTGCCGATGCCGCTGCGGGTGCCGCAAAGGATGTGGCTACGGGTGGGTTTAACTTCGTTTCATTCGTCACAAAGAATGCGTGGATTTCCGGGTCCTCGTCAATTCTGTTTATGATCATGTGTGTTGCTTTCATAGCGATGTCATTCCTTGGTAATAGTGGTGGTGGTGGTGGTGGTGGAGGAAGAAGAGTGTACTTCCGCGCACGTAATTAAAGAAATAACAGGTCCTTTAAGTAATGATTCTTAGTATCGACGTAGGTATAAAGAATCTCGCAATGTGTTTGCTCAACGAAACATCAAACCTCGTGGTTGAATGGGATGTATCAGGTGTCCCACCTCAGCACTCCGATGGCATCTATGTTTCTTTAAGAAAACACCTCGATGCTCGTCCATGGGTACTCAACGCAAAGACAGTCTTAATAGAAAAGCAACCAGACAGAAACAAAAAGATGGTCTCGGTCATGCATTTCTTGCACGCCTACTTTATCATTAAGTGTCCAGATGCAGAAACTATCATCTATGATGCTCGACACAAGATTCCAGATGTCGCCGGTCCGGGTAGATCACAATATCTGAAAAGAAAGAAAGTTTCTATTGAGAGATGTGAAGAATTCATACGACAAGATGATGTCAATGCTCATTGGCTTCCAGTATTCTTAGAGTCAAAGAAGAAAGACGACTTGGCAGACACTGTCATGCAAGCTTTGAGTTTTGTCAATCGAGTCGAAGTCAAATCTACGAAAAAGATCAAAAAGTCTACAAAGTTGGTTCCGAGACGACCCAATGAAAACCAAAAGGCAACCAAATATTCAAAATCAAATCTCGCGTGGATTTATCTGAACGACGAAAAACATACACAAACCAAAAGATTTGAAAAGGATCTTAAGAGGTACTACCGAGATCTCGGTGACTTGATTAAAGAAATAAATGGATAAGGTTTTAGATAAGATGCAAAAAGATGTCTTGGATCACGGATTTGTACGCTTGGTTGACCACATGCCTCAACAAGACCTGGACACCTCAATCGTCCAGGCAGCGAGAGTCTCGTATGGAGATGGGACTAAGACCTCAAGAGGTGACCGAGGACTTTTACGATATCTCCTTAGACACTGGCACACAACCCCCTTCGAAATGGTGGAATTTAAATTTCACATCAAAATGCCAATCTACATCGCAAGACAACATTTTAGACATAGAACAGCATCCGTCAACGAACTTTCCGCCCGCTACTCCGTCGTACCGAAACAGTACTACAACCCCGGGGTTCTGAGAGGTCAGTCAAAAGTCAATAATCAGGGATCTGAAGGTGTCATTGAAATTGATGAAGAAAGAACTCAAAAAGTTGGAGAACATTTGGAACACTCCTTTGAAGTTTATGAAGATCTCCTTGAACAGGGTGTCTGTAGAGAACAGGCTCGTGGTAATCTTCCGCAGTGCACCTATACAGAATTTTATTGGAAGATCAATCTACACAACTTGATGCATTACCTTCATCTTCGTATGGATGAACACGCACAAAAAGAAATCCGAGATTACGCCAACGCCATCTATGAGCTCGTCCAACCGTTGGCACCTATCACCATGGAAGCCTTTAAAGATTTCCGAGTCAATGCCATGCATCTCACGGGACCAGAAATTGAAGCCCTGGTTAACGGCACATCCATCGAAAGTCCGGGTGAACGCCGAGAATTCGAAGAAAAGTTAAAGCGACTTAAATTAGATGCGGTTCGAAAAGAGAGTTCTGAGTAAGGCTTTGTGTGAAGACTTAATCAAAACCACAAATAAATACAAACTTGATATGTATCACGAACCAGTTGATGGCAAACCTGTATATCAAGTTGATATTTTCAGTGATTGTTGCGTCAAAAATAAAGAATTATGGGACAAATGTAAAAATCTCATTCCGTACACACCGGGTTTTGTTTTCTTAAAGAGATATGCACCTCACGAACGACCAAGTATGAATACACACACGGATACTAGTCGATACACTATAAATTTTTTACTGTCTGACAAAAATGATTTCAAAGGTGGCGAATTTTATATTTTTTACAATGACATATGTCTTCCTATATTATGTTATGATCAGGGTGATATGATTGCTTACGAAGGAACTAAACATTTACACGGTGTTTTACCTGTGAGGTCAGGCTACAGATATGTTTTAACTTTTTTCGTGGAACTAATGGCTTAAAAATTAAATGGTAGTACATTGTAAAATGCTTACCATCCAAGTAAGTGCATCCAAAACATTCTCTAAGAAGAAGCTTAAGAGGTTCGGTAAGAAACTTCGACAAGAAAGACGCGAAGATCTTCGACGCATGTCCGAAAAGTTCAAGGACATCGCCAAGGATGAAGAACGTCGCGTGAAGGACCTTTTCAAGCAACATCGTGAGTTCTTCGAAGAAAAGCAATCGACGTCTATCGATTTTTACGAGAAATAAATGTGAACCACAGGGTACTAAAAAGGAAAGCCCCGAATAAGAAAATATTCTCTTGATCCGCGAACCTATCAGCCATCATGGCACATAATATACTATACTGAGCCATTCGTATTTCTCGTCTCGTTTTATCGATCGACCTTTTCATGGCTGTTCTAGACTTTTCAAGGCCTAGAACAGCTGTACTTATATTTTTGACACGTGTTGGCATTTCAGCCGTTGTGGTGATAATATCTTTTACGTCAAACGTCTCGGTTATTTTGTCTCGTATCAATGGTTCAAGATATGTGAAATAGTTAAAGTTATCGTCGAGGCGTAAACATATTCCTTCGATAGTTGAAAATGTTTTGGCCAAGTAGATGAACGACGAAGGTATCACGAATGGTTTTTCATCTGCGAGAGTCTTCATGAGTTCATCTGACACGAGTTCATTGGGATTCAAACTTTCCATGTAACCCAAAATTAATTCAAAAAATGCTTGAATATCTTGAAGATCAGCCGTAGGAATAATAATTTTTAGACGGACCAATGTATCGACAATACTTTTCGTATCCTTGTTGATGATGTGAACCAAGAGTTCCATGAAACCATTTTTCAATTCTTCGGTGATTGGTATTACGAGACCAAAATCGTAGAACACCAACTTTCCCTTGTCAGAAAAACCAAGGTTACCCGGATGAGGGTCTGCATGAAAGAATCCCTTTTCCATAGTCTGAATGACATACGAATTAATGATAGCTTCACATACTTTCTTTTTATTGACATCTGGGTCTACAATTTCTGTAATCTTAGTTGAATCGACATACTCCATGACGATGACATTTTCGTTGGAATATTCGGTATAAACTTTTGGTACCTTGAGCCATTTGATGTCACGCATATTCTTTCGAAAGTTTACAGCATTCTCAACTTCTTGAATATAGTTAGCTTCACCCAAAAGATTGTCAATTGTTTCATTAAGAACATATCCAGTGCCTGTACCAGTATCTATTCCAACCTTTTCTAAAAATTCAACAATGTCCTTGACATTTTTAGTATCGTACTCCATGGTTTCCAAAATATTAGGTCGTTTCACTTTGACAATAACATCAGTACCATCCATGAGTGTGGCCTTATGTACCTGCCCAATACTTGCAGATTTAAAAGATTCCCTGTCGAAATGTTTAAATATACGTCTGTCGATGTATTCATCTATATCTTCGTAGTCGACGGGGGGAACATTGTCTTGAAGTGATTCGAGTTCGCTAATAAATTCAGCGGGGTAAAGATCTCCCCTCGTCGAAACGATTTGCCCAAGCTTCACAAACGTGGGACCAAGGTCAAGTAGTTCCTTTTTTGTCCAACGACCGAGTGCTGCTTTATCTTTAGTAGTTGCATTCTTCAATAAGAACTTACCAGCAAATCTCCATGTCTTAACTCTTTGATGTGTTGGTGTACGACATGTCAACATCTTATTATAACAATACCTTTTTATTTCCTCATATTAGATCATGTGGCAGATATTTTTGACTTTATACTTCTCATATCTCATCTTAGGTCCACATTGGATTGCAAAAAGTATCCAGGGCAAACCTCTTGACATTGTCGACAGTACTCGCGAATTTGGTAGACGTTCCATCTTCATATCTTACATTGCACTGCTATACACAGCGTGGATGCTGTATGCTCCAAGCTACTCGTCATTTGTAAACGCCCTGATTCTCGCGTTATCGGCGGCCCTTGGATTTTACGTCAAGTACGGGAAAGAGGATTTTCCTATGCACGCTCTTTTAATTTTGTTCATACTTTACAATGGTAAACAATATATGGACTTACAAACGTGGTTGACTGTCGCTCTGTCAGGATTTTATGCCGCGACACACAATATTTTATATCTACCTTAATATTAGAATGAAGATTCATATTGTTGGTGCAGGTCCCACAGGTATGTCGATTGCATGGGAACTTAAAAAATTTACAGATCACGAGGTCACCATCTACGATAAAAAATTATCCGCAGGTGGGTCGTGGTGGGAACCATCTGTGACAGAACGAGATATGCATGCTCATCGAATTGTTTTTGATAAAGCATTCATCAATACAAAAAGTTTGTTCAAAGAGATGAACATTAAGTGGGATGATATTTTTGAAAAAGTTGATTCGGATGTCATGGACATTGTCCAAAAAAATCTTTCATCCAAAGATTATTTGACACTCGGATCTTTGGCCACTCGTGTACTTTTGATGCCATGGAAGTTCAAGAAGATTTCTCTCGAGGATGCCATCGGAGAACTTTCAGAAGATGGTGAAAAGTTGATCAAGGCTTTGACACTTGTGATGGATGGTGTGACTTGGGATGTGATGACAGCCTATGAGTTTGTAAAAAGTTTTGATCACGTGGGTATGTCTAAGCAATACACTCAAAAAGTTTCAGGTAAAGTCATGTGTGATGCTATGCAACAAGCGTTGGTTGACAAGGGTGTCAAGTTTGACTTTGGTTCGGAACTTCAAGATGTTATGTATCTAGACAATGGATTTGCCGCACAATTCAAAAGTGGTATGGTTATCAAAGATGGATTTTTAATTCTTTGTGTCGACAATACTCCGGCCATCCAATTGATCAAAGATAATTGGGGTGAAGACGCAGAAGATAAAATTAAGTCGAGTACATACGGTGCCATCAACATCATGTTAGAGTACGAAGAAGAGATGGACATCCCAAGTGATCTTCAATACGCCATGGATACCGAACTCAACCTTCAACCAGTTGTTCTCCCAAACAAGAAGATCGTGTCGTGTGTGATTTGCAACTTGACAGAAGATGTTTTGAAGATGGATGAAGAAAAACTCATCGAACAAGTCATCGAACAACTGGGTCTAGTCCAACCAAAAAACATTCGTCTCGGGTGGGGTGCATCATGGAATGGAACTCAGTGGGTTTTCGATCAGTCGTCGGGTGTTCTCAATCCAAATGGACAACTCCCATTCTTTGGAAAATCTAAAAAGGTCGCCATGTGCGGTATGATGTCTCCAAGAAATACACCTTACTCCAGTATCGAAGCAGCCATTGAAGTCGGACGTTCTTTCTGTAATCAACAATTTGGAACACGCAAACCACACGAGCCATTCATGATTACACACGTCATCATGCTACTTATAGTTTTACTTATCATACTTATATATGAGATTCGTCGGCACAATTCATGAACCGATCTACGATTTTAACAATAAAAAATACATGCGAGTCATTGTTCCAGATTCAATGATCGATCGTGTGGCAGCTAAGCATACAACATGGGTGAAAGATAACCCACTCGATGGTAAAGTTCTAACCATCAAAGTTCCATTCCGTTATAGGAGAGTGATGTGTAAAAATATGGGCACAAGGCCTCTTCAATCTCTTATAAAGGGTGATCTAATTGAACTAGAAATAGAATTCATAGGTCAATGGACCGCTGGTGATTGTACTGGCTATACATGGAAACTTAGTTCTTTTCGCTAGCTTCAGCCTCGGCTTCGACCTCGACCTCTGGCATATCAACTTCGGACAGACCATTCTCCTTGAATCCCAAGAAAACACGAAGGGACCCTTCAAGGCGAAGAATCTCACGAGTCATTTCATCAATCGTTTGGCGAATCTTACTAATATTTTCATCGACGTTAAGGGTCGGCATATTGTAGTAAATTAAAGTTTTTAGTCTTTAACTAAATAATGCTATCAAGGTCGGGCTATATAGTTTCAAATCCATCACCAGAACTTAAAAAAGATCTAACTGTTCGGCCATTGGTCAATACAGAATTTGGTTATCCACCACCACCGTTCAAGGTTTTTAAAAATGGGAAATCTGGAATTTGTGTTCCGAGGTACTACGCCGAAGAAAAATTTGGTAAAGCCAAAGAAGATCGTCGCCCCGAACCAACAAAGGTGAACCTCAAGTTTCATGGGAAACTTCGTGATGAAACCCATCAAAATGAAGCTCTCGCAAAAGCTATGGAAGCTGGTCATGGTGTGTTATCTCTGCCATGTGGTTTTGGAAAGACAACGGTATCATTGGCCATCGCATGTAAACTTGGTTATCGAACCATGATCATTGTACACAAAGAATTTTTGGCCAATCAATGGCGTGAAAGAATCAAACAATTCTGCCCGGGGGCCACGATTGGTCTCGTTCAACAAGACAAAAAAGAAGTTGAATGTGACTTTATCATTGCAATGCTTCAGTCATTGTCTCTGAAAGAATATTCATTTGGTGACTTTGAAACTGTTGGCACGGTCATCGTTGATGAAGCTCATCACATATGTGCAAAAGTATTTAGTCAGTCTCTCTTCAAAATGTGTCCCAAGCACATCTTCGGGTTATCGGCAACACCTGTTCGAAAAGATGGATTGTCCAAGGTGCTTCATTGGTTCATGGGTCCAATATTTTTTGCAGTCGAGCGTGAAAATCAAGAACAAGTGGATGTTTTTCCCGTGGAGTTTGAATGTCCAATGTTTAGAAATCCCCCACCGTGTAGTCGAACGGGAAATGTTTCACTCGTCAATATGATTACAGAACTTGTTGAGCATAGAGGTCGTAATCAAATGTTGGTACAGCTCGTAAAGAAAGCATCAGCTGGAACGAGACAGTTATTAGTACTCAGTGATCGAAGACAGCACTGTGAATTTTTACATCAATGCTTTCCCAAAAATTCAGGTCTCTACATGGGTGGTATGAAAGAAGCAGACCTCGAAGCATCTTCTAAAAAGAAAATCATCTTTGCGACGTTCAGTCAAGCTCACGAAGGTTTAGACATCCCAACTTTAGATACAGTCATCTTGTCGACACCAAAGTCTGATATCCAGCAGTCTATTGGTCGTGTCATGAGAGAAACACCCGGTAAACAAAACAACCCACAGATTTATGACATTGTAGATCAATGGTCTATACTTCACGCCATGTATAAGAAACGTCTGAGAGTATACAAACAAGGGGGTTTTAACATAACTATGAACCTTGAAAAGGAAGATGAGTCTCCTTTCCAGGGAAAGTGTTTAGTTTTATAATCTGAGTCTCTATTAGAAAATGTCTGGTGCATTAATTCAACTTGTCGCGAAAGGTGCCCAAGATGTGTTTTTTACGAGTAACGAAGGAACATCTCTGTTCTCTGAAAAGTTTTCGAGACACACAAACTTTGCTCAAGCTCCAAAGTTTATCAAGGAGTTTACACTGGCCGACGATTCTTGTGTCATTCCTTCCTATGGAGATCTTTTGACGGGTCTCTGGTTTGAAGGTGAAGAACTTGTCGAAGCTTTTCAAGGCGCGACGCTTGATCTTTATGTCGGAGGACAAAAGATTGACTCTCAACCCTTTGACTTTGTAAGTGATATTTACCAAAATTACTTGGCGGACACATACACAAAGTCCCAGGAGATTAACAACAAGTGTTCGGTGACGAATACTAACTTTCTTCCGTTGACATTCTTCTTTAATAGTCGAAAGTCTTTTATTCCCATGGTGGCTTTACAATATCACCAAGTCGAGGTTCGTGTTACTTTCACTGAGACGAATACTCCAGTCAAAGCTAAACTTTATGGAAACTATGTATTCCTTGACACACAGGAAAGGAAGAAGCTCACGAGTCATAAAATGGATTTTATCATCACACAGACTCAGATGATTAAGGAAAATTTGGTCATCGGCTATAATGACATTGATATTTCCAGCTTTAATCACCCAGTCAAGTCTCTGTTCTTTGGTATCCCAACATTGACAGACAACGTCGCGACCGATCGTTTTACATTTGACTCGGCGGACATACTTTTGAATGGTACAACACTTTTGGAAAATATGAGTCCGACATATTTTCATTCGGTCCAGAATTATTACAACTCAGACTACGGTATCTCGGCATTCCATGAAGAATACAACGTGCCATTCTATACAAGATACTACGCGTATCATTTCTGTATGAACGCATCCGAATACAAGTCAACAGGTAACTGTAATTTCAGTCGTCTAGACAACGCTAAAATTCACATAAGAAATGCAATCGTCGGAGCTAATCGTTCGGATGAAAAAATTCGTGTCTACGCAGTGAACTTTAACGTGTTACGAATCCAGGACGGGATGGCTGGAATTTTATTCGGAAACTAATGTAGAATACCATGGTTGGAAAGACAACTCAGGTTAGAGAGATGATTATTAATCGCCTCGACCAAACTGGTGAAAGGACGATTATTGATCGGACGGCGACAAAGACGGACGTGTTTGAAAAGGCTCAATTTATACAACAAGTTGCCGGCACACAAATACTTGCGACAAACAACTTTTCGAACATTTTGGTCTCACAAGCCGACATAACACGTATAGATGGTATCTTAACTGAAAACAATATAAATCCTGATTCATCGGCGTTCGACGATCTCCGTGACGATCACGACTCAAATGCCGCAAGAATTTCAATTCTTGAGCCTGTACATCTTGCAAATGCTTTGATCCTCGATAACACGTTCGCAAACGTCACAGTTCTTCAGTCCAATGTTGTTGATATCACAGCGAATGTTATAGAACTTGAAAGTAACTCTTTTGCTACACACGCCAACGTCGCAACACTTCAAACGAACGTCGTAACTATAGAGAATAATATAGTTACGATTGAAAGTGATGTTACCAGTATTAACAACCAGATTTCTGGTATTGCAAACTTTGGTGATATCGCGACACTTACATCAGACGTCGATGAATTAAAAAATCGCGTCGAAGGTACTGATTTTGTAAAAATTGGTGGTGGAACTACCGGTGAGGGCACCCTTGGAAGTCAGCCAACAATTGTAGGTATAAACAGTGGTCAGAACATAGGTAATTATTCTATTGCGGTTGGTTATCAAACACAAAATTTTGGTCAACCCAATGATGCACTCAACAACACAATAGTTCTTAATGCAACTGGAGCAGGTAAAAATCCATCAAGGTCTAGTGCTACATACATCACACCCATTCAGGAAGACAATGCGAATGTCATTGCTATCATGGGTTCTAATACAGCTACGCATGAAATCGTGACGACTTCTTTGCTTCGTCTCAAAGATTCCGATATTCAGTCAAATACAAATATCAAGGTGTACACCGATGACTTTGCGACTCTTAAAGCGTCTATAAGTAATGACTCTGGTAACTCTTCATTTGCTGGTAACATGCAAAATCAAGGGACACTCGCAGTGGGTGGTGTTTCATCCTTTTCTGGAAACATGTCTATTAAGGACAGCTCGTTTTTAGTAAAGTCCGGAACAGTCACAAAGGCATCGATCAATAAAGACGGTACGTCGTCGTTTGCCGGTGTGATGTCGGTCAATAATGACGCAAACTTTGATGGTACTGTCACATTCAAAAATAGTGGTACCGAAACTGCGAAGATTAGCGGTACAAACGGAACCTCGTCGTTTTCGGGCGCCATGCAAGTCAATAACAATGCGACTGTCGATGGGTCGTTTTTGGTGGCTAGTGGTGGTGCCACAAAGGCTCAAATTTTAAATGATGGAACGTCTTCATTTTTGGGTGCCATGCAAGTAAACAACGATGTAACTGTCGACGGGTCCTTTTTGGTGAAGAATGGCGGTGCGACGACAGCAGTTAAGATTACAGATGATGGTATCGGTTCTTTTTCAAGTGGTCTGGTTTCTGGTACATATACTGGGTACGGTACTACACAATTGAAAGAGGCCAAGTTTCAAATAACCGATGCAACTGGGACTGACATTAAAACAGTCCTCGATGTCGACGGTACATCTTCATTTTTGGGTGCCATGCAAGTCAATAACAATGCGACCGTCGATGGGTCTTTTTTGGTGGCTGATAGTGGTACCACAAAGGCTCAAATTTTAGATAATGGTACGTCTTCATTTTCTGGTGCCATGCAAGTAGACAATGATGTAACTGTCGACGGGTCCTTTTTGGTGAAGAATGGTGGTACGACAACGGCTCAAATTTCAGATGACGGAACTGGATCTTTTGCTGGTGGTTTGACAATTAACGGAAGTACGAATATATACGACGATATTAACGTTTATAATGGAGCTACTCTTAAATTTAAAGTAGATTCAGCCACGGGTAACGGCTCCTTTGGTGGAACTTTACAGACCGCGGGTGTGGCTACATTTGCCAGCAATGGCTCCTTTGGTGGAACTTTACAGACCGCGGGTGTGGCTACATTTGGCAGCGATGGCTCCTTTGCTGGAACTTTAAAAACTGCGGGTGTGGCTACATTTGGCAGCAATGGCTCTTTTGGTGGAACTTTACAGACCGCGGGTGTGGCTACATTTGGCAGCAATGGCTCTTTTGGTGGAACTTTACAATGTAATGGGACCGCCACGTTGGACGATGTCACAACGTCTGGAACTGGTTCTTTTGGTACTTTGAAGTGTGACGGGGTCGCCACGTTGGACGATGTTACAACGTCTGGAACTGGTTCTTTTGGTACTTTGAAGTGTAATGGGACCGCCACGTTGGACGATGTCACAACGTCTGGAACTGGTTCTTTTGGTACTTTGAAGTGTAATGGGACCGCCACGTTGGACGATGTCACAACGTCTGGAACTGGTTCTTTTGGTACTTTGAAGTGTAATGGGACCGCCACGTTGGACGATGTCACAACGTCTGGAACTGGTTCTTTTGGTACTTTGAAGTGTAATGGGACCGCCACGTTGGACGATGTCACAACGTCTGGAACTGGTTCTTTTGGTACTTTGAAGTGTAATGGGACCGCCACGTTGGACGATGTCACAACGTCTGGAACTGGTTCTTTTGGTACCGTAAATTGTGGTGGAGATATCACAGCCGCGGGCGATGTTACCGCATTTTCAGATAGACGTCTCAAAACTGAGATAAAACCTATCGAAAGTGCTCTTGAAAAGGTCAAGAAGCTTTCTGGATATACATACATTAAGGATGGTAGACGCTCGACGGGTGTCGTCGCACAAGAAGTTTTAGAAGTACTTCCAGAAGTTGTACACGGAGGTGAAGAAACAATGTATTCCGTCGCGTACGGTAACATGGTCGGTCTTCTTATCGAAGCCATCAAAGAATTGAGTGAACGATAGTCCTTTTTCCCATGCTTTTACAAAAACATGGCAAAAACGATTTTACTTTTCCAATGTGTCCATCAAGGCCAGTGTGAGGACACCAACGATGAAGAACATGACAACATAGTTGCACTCTGTGTCTTCAGACGTTTTCTGATTCACTACAACCCGCCGTCGTGGTCTGGGCATAGCGACTGGTTCTTCCTCAATGGGACAGTAACCTATCATTTATATTATACCTAAAGATTAATTTCAGTCTTCTTCTTTTTTCGACCTCGCTTGGATCCCCCGGCACCCACGTTGACTTCCTTGACCTCGCCACCCGTCGATTCTCCTGAGATAGATACAATGTCAGACACATCGTCTTCTTCTGTGACAGTCGGCAAAGGATCTTCACGAACGACGGCCGAAGTGTTCATCGGTGGTGGCGGCGGCATCATGATACCACCCATCAAGCTGGAGATGTCTATACCCGGGCCTTGCATCTCATAAGAACCATCACTCGACATGGGAACCGGTTGTTGCGGTTGCATCGCTGTATTCTGAACGGCAGACATCATGTTCTTGACGAGGTCTGGATTTTGCTTCAAAACGTCGTTCATATTTGGAATCGCAGCCTTGAACATACTGTTTGTCAAGTGGAACATCATCGCAGATCCACCAAGCATCATGATGAGCTTGACTTCCGGTGCAACGTTGACCTTGTTTCTATACTTGACGTAAAGTTCTTCAAATACAGTATCGTAGTCTTCGACGCCCTCCATCACGGATTCGGACCAACCTTCGAGTTGAATCTCAAAGGGGTTATAGCGTTTGTTCAAAAACTCGAGACCCGTGACACACGCCACCAACATTCTTCTCGAAAACTTAATCGATTGATCAACCTCAATGCCGTATGTGATTCGTTTAACTTCTGTACGAATGTCATCCACACTCGAATACATATTGAGGCGTTTATTAATGCTAACACCCTTCTTTTCAAGACGTGTAAGTTTGTTTAACAGGTCAGCCTTTTCTTCGTCGATCGACGCGTACCCCTTCGATGGTTGCTGTTCCACGTACCCACCGCCCGTATCACCGTAGTCTTCTTCCTCGTCAAAATACGGTTCAGCCTCACCATAATCCACTTCTTCAGAGGGAGCATTCGCTTGTACCGTTTGTTTATTTGGGTTGGCAAACGCATCAATCTCTTGTTGTTGCGGCATCATCGGTCGAGGCCTGGACATCGCCATCGGCCTCCGGGGTCTGGGTTGCGGCTTTGATGTTGAAATTTGAATTTCATCCATCAGGGCCTGTTCATTTTCATCAAGCTTCAGGATTTCAGTGTCACCACGATCGAGGATAATCTCTTCGTCCATCTACTCTTTATAATGAAACTAAACTACTACCTTTAACGCACTTTATAAAAAATGTCAGGTAGTAGTAAATGAAGTTCAACCGCAATATCATCCTGATTGTCATCAGCCTTGTTGCGATTTTGTATCTGATCCAACGTGTCGCCATCAGTTACTACCAGCCCAGACCGATCGAGATTGAACCGATCAATGAAGACTCCTTGTTCGACCTCGAACACAAGCTTGAATGTGCACCAGGTCACACGAAGGAAGGAAGCACGTACACCAAGGCTTTGACCCCGGGTGGCCTTTGCAAGTCTGAACAGCTCGTGCGTGATCAGGCCAGTTATGCCATCCTTGGTGGAATTGGTGGATCTTTAATCTAAGTCTACTGTAAATGACATCTGTCACATTCGGGTACCCGGATTTTGATTATGAATACTACACGATTACGGTGGATACAATTGGACAAGCGAATGCGAACACATTCACTGCTTATTTGAATACACCACTTCGTAATGTTGTTCAGGCTCGACTTCTCGGAGCTCGAATCAACACGGTATACAGTACAGAACATTGTTATATTTCCATCGATGAACTCGATAGTAATTTTGCCGACCGAACGACAAAGGATCCACCATTGTCTACGTCGACACATCCAGGTCTCTCCGTTTTAAGAAATTCGTTCGCGTCTTTGGTGAGTAATACAACGGCGACTTCAGGTAACCAAGTCATCTCTTTCAAGGATGACTATGTCGTTGCCCAGCAATATTTGGATCCAATTTCTAAATTGGATCGTCTCACTGTTAATATTAGAGACGAGAACGGTGATTTGATTACACCGTCTACAGGTAATAATTTTTTGGTGCTTAGATTCATTTGCAGAAAGTCGAACTTAAATTAAACCTTTCCTTATTGTAAATATGTCATCCGGTGTTGTAAAGCTCATCGCCATTGGTGCTCAAGATGAACATATTATGGGAAAGCCAGAAATTTCTTTCTTCAGTTCGACGTTCAAAAGACATTCCAACTTTTCACAGACCGTCGAAAAACAAACAATACAGGGGGCTGTGAATGGTAATTCCATGTCTACGATTCGTTTCGAAAAAACAGGTGACCTTTTGGGGTACACCTACTTTACAATTGATGATAATAACGCAGCGTTAGATCATCCAGACTGGTCACGTCTTATTGACTACGTCGAACTTTTGATTGGTGGCCAAGTTGTTGATACCCAGGACTCCATATTTACGGAAAAAATTGCCATAGATACTTTTGCAAACAATGTATCCAAGAGTTCCAATGGTCCTCATCCTGGTTCAAGTGCTCGTTCTTACTTTTACCCACTTCGTTTCTTCTTTTGTGAAAGTCCTCAAAATGCTCTCCCATTGGTGGCGTTGAACTATCACAATGTGGAAATCCGTGTTCACTGGGGTCCGGATGCACAAAACTATAAATGGTCAGCCTACAGCAATTACTACTATCTTGACAATGAAGAACGCGGCGCGGTTGCGACACGTGACCATGAAATGCTCATTTTCCAGGTCCAGAAGAATATTCCGAGTAATGAACACATCCAGGAGCTTCACTTCAATCACCCAGTCAAATACATCGCGAGTTCTAATACGAGCGATTATAGTGCGTTAACATCTTATGATAACAAGGTCAAAGTGACAATCAACGGTGTCGACATTGATGGATACAAGTGGGCTCGTCCGCATTTTATTGAAGTCATGAACTACTATCACACAAATTTTGTGACTTCGCCAGACTTTTTCTTATTTTGCTTCTGTTTAACGACGAGTTTGATGCAACCAACCGGTACATTGAATTTTAGTCGTCTAGATAGCGCACAAATATTCAGTGAAACCCTACCAATAAAGGATCCTATCTATGCAGTCAACTATAACATACTCAAGATATCAAATGGGGTAGCAGGTCTGCTCTATGCCAATTAAAATGCAGACTTATATAAATGGTGAAGAACTTGAGCACTATTGATCGATCGACCAAGGTCAGATTGGGGAGACACGCAACTGACGATCAGGCCGATAATACAATCGTGATCAATGCTTCGAATGCCCCAATATCAGCTCAGACACCAGGATCATTGTATATGACACCAGTTCGTAAGGTACCTGGAGGTAATACGAAAATTGTAGGTTACGACAATATAACAAACGAGATCGTAGATACTGATATAGACGAACAAGCCATTATACCAAGAGTCGTAGACTTTTATGCAAACATCGGTAATACTTTTACGAGTACAATCGTCTTCGAAGGAGAAAATAGCCTAATAACTACTGGAAATGTGGGAATATCAAATACAGAACCCATTCACACGTTGGATGTTGGTTCCAACCTTTGGGTCGATGATACCGGGTCCACAGTTCTCAATGTAACCGGTGGTGTACACATTGATGGTAACCTAGATGTTGAAGGACAGTTGACTGTCATAGAATCTCAAAACCTTCGGATCAGTGATGCTATCATTGAAGTTGGCAAAGGCAACACAACGGCGGATGTCGGTATGATGTTTGATCACCAAGGATCCAATGTCGTCGTGGGCTACAAAGATGATGAACTTATCATGGCTCACACACAATCTTCGGCTGACCAAACATCTTTCACTGCGAACACAGCAAATCCAATTAAGGCACACGTGTATGGTTACCTAGTGACACAATCAAATGTGGGTGTCATCAACACGAACCCGATTCACACTTTGGATGTCGGATCAAATTTGTATGTCGATGACGTCGCGTCAAATGTTTTGTACGTGAAGGGTGCGACAGACTTAGATGGTAATTTAATTGTCTACGAAAATGCATACATCGAACAAGACTTGCGTATCAAAGAAAATGCTTACGTGACTCAAGACCTCACAGTCACCGAAAATGTTTTGGTGTCTAACAACTTGACGGTGACCAAGGATCTGACTGTCAATGATAATGCTTACGTCACTCAAGACTTAACTGTCACCGAAAATGTTTTAGTGTCTAACAACTTGACAGTGACTAAAGATCTCGAAGTCACCGAAAATGTTTTGGTCTCAAACAATTTGACAGTGACCAAGGATGTTGAAGTTGTTGAAAATGTTTTGGTGTCTAACAACTTGACAGTGACTAAGGACCTCACAGTCAATGATAATGTTTATGTCACCCAAGACCTCACAGTCACTGAAAATGTTTTGGTCTCAAACAACTTGACAGTGACCAAGGATCTGACTGTCAACAACGACGCCTATGTCACCCAAGACCTCACAGTCACTGAAAATGTTTTGGTCTCAAACAATTTGACGGTGACCAAGGATGTTGAAGTTGTTGAAAATGTTTTGGTCTCCAACAATTTGACGGTGACCAAGGATGTTGAAGTTGTTGAAAATGTTTTGGTCTCCAACAATTTGACGGTCACAAAAGATTTGACGGTCAATGATAATGCTTATGTGACCCAAGACCTCACAGTCACTGAAAATGTTTTGGTCTCCAATAATTTGACAGTCACAAAAAATTCTTACGTGACCAAAGATTTGACAGTCACTGAAAATGTTTTTGTGTCCAACAACTTGACCGTGACAAAAGATACAACGACTCAAGACATAAAGGTTACAACCTTAAGTGCTGGTCGAGTACCGTTCGTCGATGATAATAAATATCTCGTGGATTCCGCAAACTTCATATATGATACATCCAATAATAAGTTGACAGTAACCGGTGATATCGTCACGACGGGTAACATGTTCATCCAAGGTGAGACGACCTACGTGTCGACAGAAAATTTGGTCGTGAATGATGCCATCATAGGTATCGCAAACAACAACACGAGTGATACACTCGACATGGGTATTATCATGCAAAGACCAAGTAGTAATGTGGTGATTGGTTACCGAGGTGATGAGTCTGAAATTATCATGGCCCACACACTCGATGGCTTTTCGAACATTGAAATAACTCCGGATACTTCCAATTTGATTGATGTTCACGTGTATGGTCGTCTTAAGACCGACACTAATGTCGATGTTGGCTCCAACATTTACATTACTGATACGGGGAGTGCTGGTCTTATAAATGTGATCGGCAACGTCACAGCGACAACATTCAACGGAGATGGTGGTCTTCTTTCGAACATAGACCTCCAAGTTGTTTCTGATAAAGGTAACTCGACCACACAAACAGTTCAATTTACAAATCCAACGACCGCATTCACGACAGACTTGACATCCAATGTCCAACTTAAATTAGATCAACTGTCGAATGTAAACCTCGAGTCACTTTCAGAAGATCAACTTTTGGTATATGACGGTGCAAACTGGGTCAACGACTACAACGTGCACAACTTTGTTAAGATTAAGAACAATACCGGAGCTGATCTTTTAAAGGGTCAAGCCGTGTACGTAAAAGATGGATGGAATGCGAACGTGTCGAATGTCGCACTGGCTCAATCTGATAGTTCTTCGACCATGCCATCCATTGGTGTCATACATGATACCGTAGCGAATGGTGGAGAAGGTGTCGCGGTCGCGTACGGTAAAGTACAAAACATTGATACAAGCAATTTTGAAGTTGGTCAGACCGTCTACGTGAGTAACACAGTCCCGGGTGGGCTTATGGGTACCAAGCCATATGGACTTACTGATCAAATTCAAAACGTTGGTATCTGTCTGATAAAGTCTACACAACAAAAACCAAATAAAGGTACCATCTTTGTGACGGGTGTTGGTCGCTCGAACGACATTCCAAATGCTCAAATTGTTCAAAATGAAACTGCCATTAACTATGTATACGTGAATGATACCAATAATGATTTGAAAAAAATTGTACCATCAAATCTCTTGACACAGCTTCAAACCCTACAGCAAGTGACGGATACCTCAAACACAACGTCGAATACCATTCGTTTTACAAATGCAACGACAGGTTTTGAGACAACGAGTAACGCAGTGATCGGTAGTAATATCTCCATCACAGGTCTCACACAAAAGTTTATTCCATTTGTTGGGGATGGTAATTTCCTTCAAGATTCTTCAATCAAAAAAGATAACGGTAACATTATCATTACTGCGGACACTGAAATTACTGGTAACTTGTTGGTAAATGGTAACACGTACACGATCTCTTCTTCTGAACTCATCATCGACGATCGAATCATTGCGATCGCAAACAACAATCCGAGTCACAACTACGATGAAGGTATCATCATGTTCCACCCGGGACACAACGTGGCGTTGATTCACCACGGAGACGAAGACCGTTTCTCTATGGGCTATACACAGAATACCGTGAATGCGACACACGTTCTACCGGATGATGGTAATACATTTGCTTTGGATGTCCTCGGTACGATAAGCACACAAAACAGCATTACAGTACGCGGGGGAGGTTCGTACTTTGGTGATGGTGGTACTTTGAGTAATGTGACATTGGAACGTGTCATCACATTGAACAATACGGCCGATAGCACGGTCATTTTTGACAACAAGACTGCTGCCTTCGTGACCAATGTGTACTCGAACACCGGTATCGCCAACTTGAACCCGATCCATATGTTGGATGTTGGTGCCAATGTTTACGTCGAGGATGGAGCCGCCGGTGGTACGATCAACGTGATTGGTAATGTGACTGCGACATCTTTTATTGGTGATGGTGGTCTTTTGTCCAACTTGGCAACAAACTTTGATGAAATTATCATCAACGGCAACACGACAACTGGTACGGCCATCTTCGATAATACGACCGCGGCCCTTGTCACCAATGTGTACTCGAACACCGGTATCGCCAACTTGAACCCGATCCATATGTTGGATGTTGGTGACAACATTTACATGGACAGTGTGAGCATCAATGTCACCGGTAATGTCGCGGCGACGAGGTTCATCGGTGATGGCGGTCTTTTGTCCAACTTGGCAACAAACTTTGATGAAATTATCATCAACGGTAACACGACAACTGGTACAGCCATCTTCGATAATACGACGGCGGCTCTTGTCACAAATGTATATTCGAACACGGGTATCGCCAACTTGAACCCCATCCACATGTTGGATGTCGGAGCGAACGTCTACATTGAAGATGGTACGATTAACGTGATTGGTAATGTGACTGCGACCACATTCATCGGTGATGGTGGTCTTTTGTCCAACTTGGCAACAAACTTTGATGAAATTATCATCAACGGTAACACGACAACTGGTACAGCCATCTTCGATAATACGACGGCGGCTCTTGTCACAAATGTATATTCGAACACTGGTATCGCCAACTTGAACCCCATCCACATGTTGGATGTCGGCGACAACATTTACATGGACAGTACGAGCATGAATGTCACCGGTAATGTCGTGGCTACACGATTCATCGGTGATGGTTCTTTTTTGGATAACATCGCTTCGACACTCGAGCAAATTATCATCAACGGCAACACGACGTCCAATACAGTCATTTTCGACAACACAATGGCATCCTTCGTGACCAATGTCTATTCTAATACCGGTATCGCCAACTTGAATCCAATTCACACGTTGGACATAGGTTCAAATGTTTGGTTTACAGACACCGAAAACTACAAGTTGAACATCAATGGAAATGCAATCATGAAGAACATTACACTGGACTCTATTACACTGGGTACAGTTTTCCCTCTTCAAGCGGTGACGAGAACCGGTAACACGACGTCCAACACGGTTGAATTTAAAAATGACACAACTGGTCTTGTGACGACGAGTAACGCTGGTATCGCAAACATTAACGTCGTCCACACGTTGGATGTCGGTGCCAATCTCTACGTCGAAGATACTGGTTCTAATGTACTTTACGTGAGAGGTAACACATACTCTGAAATTGTCACGACCGGAGCTTTGGGTGTGAATAATATCGCGGCTCAACATGATTTGAGTATTGGTTCTAATCTTTGGGTCGAAGACACAGGTTCCAATGTTTTGACGATTACTGGTAATGTCTTGGCAAACAAATTGACACTGGGTTCCATCGAATTGATCCCGAGCTACACACTGGACAATGTCATCGATGTGAGCAACGTGGCGTCCAACACTGTTGAGTTTAACGATGCGACCACAGCTTTCGTGACGGCCTCAAATGTTGGTATCGGTACGACGGATCCAAGAACTCTTTTGGAAGTTCGAGGTGGTCTCATCACAAACAGTGATTCATACGCGTGCAAGCGTTACTCTTACAGTAACGTGAGCATTCCAGCAAACTTTTCAAACGTTGCATTGGTCTTCGCGTCCAATGTATTCTGCGCAAAGATTACAGCACAATTGTTACATGGCAATGAAGAAGTGAGTACTATGGTACTCAACGCTCAGGGTGGTACTCGAAATGGGAGTATATCTTCGTTGGATATAGCGACGAGCTCGATGACTTTGTTTGGACACACAAATGGATATCCATGGAGTCCAACAATGGCTGTGACACCTACAAAAATCATCATGGAGCCAAGTGGTACAGGCACAGCAACCTTTGGATGTGATCTATTCGTCGAGTACACATCCTCGGCTCCAGACGGTAAGTTAGAATCAATTAGTATAGGCGACGACACGGTTAAATCTTTTGTCTATTAATAGTAATAATGTCCACGAACATCCAGGTGCTTCCTGGAAAAGTAGGGATTTCAAATACAAGCCCTACACATACACTTGATATTGGGTCAAATGTATATGTAGACGATACAGCAGATAATAAATTAACAGTCAATGGTAAAATTTACACCACGGACATCACAGTCGCTTCGAACCTCACGGTCATGGGGACGACGACTGTTATAAATACCGAAAATCTCTCTATTAAGGATCCCATCATTGAATTGGCTCGAGACACCATAGGAACTGGTGACACGGGTATTTTGATGAAACGAGCGGCGAATGAAAGTAACGTCGCCGTATTCTATGACGAAGGTGTGGGCTTCAAGATTGCTCACACGATGTCTGGAGCCAATGGAACACAGATTACGGTCGATACAGCCAACACGTTGCCTATTAATTTATATGGCAACGTGACCGTGACGTCAAACCTCGAGGTCGGTACAGCCAATCTCTTCGTGGACACGACGACGGGGAATGTTGGCATCGGGACGACGAATCCTTCTGTTGAATTGGATGTTTCTGGTAAAGCAAAAATTACAGCAAATGTCGAGGTTGGCACGGCGAACCTTTTCGTGGATGTGTCCACGTCGAATGTTGGCATCGGGACGAACACTCCCGCGTATCCATTGGATGTCCACGGGACCGCGAACGTCGGCACACTCTATTCAACACTCACGTACTCCAACACCTCGGCGAACATCGTGGCGTGGAACAGTTCGACGAACGAAATCATTGATTCGGGTCTCGAGAAGGGATTCACGGAACATCCGGTGGAAGCCATGGCCTCACCAATACACCACGCAGAGGGACACGGGACCTACGAGGCCGACGCGAGCGACAAGACATATTGGTTTCACTCAACATACGGGTCACCTTTTGATAAGATAGTTGGTGAAAACATGTGGGAAACTGGTGTTAAATGGACATCTTCAAATGTGTACGACAATAGCAACTGGACTACCGATGTCGGTGGTACGAGGCACTACGGTGAATGGCTTCAGTTGAAACTTCCATATGCCATAACACTCGCATACTCAGAAGTATATCCAAGAATTAATCTGTCACCCCGTGGTCCTGGTGCGGGTGTCATTTTGGGTTCGAACGATGGTGACAACTGGTACAAGTTGACTGAGTTCAGTGGAAAGACGTACACTAACGGAGTGGCTACGAAAATAGACGTAAATGCAACGACACCCTATCAATATTTCAGATTAAATGTAAATAAACTCGCAGATGCGGCTAACTCACCCGGAGGATATGTATGTAATGTAAGTGAGTGGCGCCTCTTCGCCGAAAAGCCGGTGACCCGCATGGAAAACGTGCACATCTCCGGTCAGACCTCTCGAGTGAGACCCTCCAAACGGGGTACATCAAGTGGCCCAAGGTGGCCCTCAAAGCCAATGAGAGTGAGGGGTACGTGGCGAGTGAATCATCATCATTCAATAACAACTTTATCGGATTTCATGCTTTCGAGGATAAGAGCGAATACACAGATGGTGGAGCACCATCTTGGGCGTCGGGTAGTACATCATTTTCTAGCGGTTCGGCCGCAGTCAGTCGAACCACCGGTTCCGATACATTTAATCACGAATGGCTTCAGATTCAACTCCCGCAAGCTATTCAATTGTCGTATTTCAACATAATCAGACGTGATACAGATAGTAATAGAGTAAATGAAGCACCGAAGTCTGGTAGAATGTATGGTTCGAATGATGGAGTCACGTGGACCAAGTTGGTGTCATGTAGTGACCTGACATATACCGATTACACACCAACTCGTGTCGATGTGAACAGTACCACTTCATATAAGTACTTCAGATTGGCGGTCACAACCACTACGTACACATCCGGAGCAGTTGCTTATACCGCCATCAACGAACTCCAACTCTTCGAAGCCGCCACGGGTGTGGGTGCCGCCCCCACGAGTGCGAAGTTGCAGGTGGCCGGGTCCCTCGGGATGGCGAAGGGGAGCGAATTCTTCGCCGGGGACGACGTCGTCATGGAATTGCCCAAGCACGATAGGCCACTCGTGAAGTATCCGGAGGTGGCGATGACAGCGTCGTCCGTGGGCGGCTACACGGTTTCCGAACCAACGAATACATTCCACGGTAATTCATCTTTCCGTTTATGGAAGGCGTTTAATAACGACACGGGCACACCTGATTGGGAGACATCCGGGGGGTCTTACGATACGGGTACCCGAGATCCCCAAACGTCCGGATCGTATGCAGTGACGACAGTGGTCAGTGGAACGACGTATTACGGCGTGTACGCTCAAATGTTGGCTCCAATCGGGGTTAAAGTGTCACACGTTGATATCAGACCACAAAACACGTACGGACTCGAACGTTTACCGGGTATCGCAGTATTTGCAGGGAGCGACGATGGAACTGAGTGGACGCTCATACGAAGCGTCACCAACAATTCGGGTGCGCTTAATGCATACACGAGGTACAGTGTTAACGCAACACAAGCGTATAAATACATTCGAATCATCTGGAATAAACTGACGACGGCGGGAACCACTACGTCGTTTCGAGATCGCGCCGCTGCGTCTGAAATCAAGATATTCGGCACAGAGGAAGGCGACACGTCCGTCGACGTGGTCCACCGGAGCATCCCGAACAAGCCCGGGCAACAGCACCTCGAGGTGTACTGGGACGCCAACGACAGTGACTCGTACAGTTTCGCGGACTCTTCGAATGTCTATGACCTCTCCGAGCGGGAACGGCGCGACGGGAACCATCACGGGCAACGAACGGGTTCGACAGCGAATATAACGCGTGGGTGTTCGATGGGAGGAGCGATAGTGGCGTGGTGAACGGTAGTTACGGGCTCGCGCGTAAATTGTACGTCAACGGCGTGCCGTGTGAGGTCCATTCGAGTTCTAGTCCAGGATCCCTGAATTTGGGAACCACGAGCTCAACCTTTTACGCAGGTAATAGACAGGGTTCGGCGCTTCAACACGATTTGATAGGGAAAATGGCGAACGCGCGCGTCTATTCCAAGGCCCTGTCAACGCCGACCAGGTCCGCGAACTCTACGAGTACGACGCCCCCCGTTTTGGACATCGCCAAAACTTGGTGAGTTTGCACAAAGGGAACTTGGGGGTGGGGGTGGCCCACCCGACGTCTCGGTTCGAGGTCGCTGGTACTGAGACCTTACAGGAGTATCCACCGAGAGCGATGACTGGTTATGAGACGTACATGGAGGGGCATGGGGTTTTTAGGGCGTCTAACAACATAGGTGGATACGATGGTGAGTGGTTAGGTATATTGTTTCCGTATGACATAAAAATCAAAAAAATCGGTATGACTGCGAGAAATAATGAGGTAACTTCCGCACCCAAGGCTGGGTATTTCTTGGGTACCGTGGATAACGGTAATACATGGGAAACAATTGGAAGTTTCTCAAACAAAACTTCCACAAAACTTTTGGTTAGATAGTGGTGTCCAAGCACCTACATTCGACGTTAACGCTAACAACCAATTTTATAACGGGTTTGTGTTTGTTTGTACAGAAGCATCTAACTACTATGCGTTTACACTTGGCGAAATTCGTCTCTTCGGCACCCCCGCGCCATCCGGTTTGGAGGACGGTCACATGACCCTCGGCAAAGCCCTCACCCTCCCGAGAGTGTCGGGACACCCCGCCGGGGCCGAGACCCCACGGGCGGAGTCCCTGGTGGTTCACTACGACACCACGGTGGATAGTGTGGTCTCGGGGAGTACGGTGGTGGACATCTCCGGTGAGTGGGAGTGGCATCAATGGGACACTCTGACGGATGCGATGCGGCCTACTCCTCGACGGAGCCGGGCCCTCGCGTTTGATGGGGTGGATGATTACGTATTAGCTAGACTCAATAATCCATCGGGGGCGTGGGTGCACTCCATCTCATTCTGGTTTAAACTTGAAGATGTTAATGCGGTTTTTTTATACATTGATGACACTAATCCAGCGGGTGGAAGTACCGGTAATACACCCCACATAGTACTTGATGCAGACGGAAATTTGCGCTATGATTTTTGGGGTAATGCTGGTTATGTTCAAAACAATCCAATAGCGGCGAATACATGGACACATTTTACGGGGACTTACGCGGGTGGAGCGACGAACCCAAATTTAAAAATCTATTTAA